CAGGACTTTTCGGATGAGAGCCGTAAAAAAGCCGAAAACCTATTTGATGTCCAAAGAGTAATAGCTAAATATTAAAACTTTAGAACTTGTAAATACAACTTTCTTTTCACCATTTATTTCAATTTGAATTTGAGCATAATTATCATCTTCTATTTTACTTTTCATTATTTTATAAGATAAAACTGTTATTTCTTTATTTAAAATGTCAGAAAAACTGACCTTATCTCCAACTAATCTTTCTTCTGCAAAACTACTGAACTTGTCCACCTAAGAGTTTCCTCCTAATTCCTTTTTTAATAATTCTAGTTCTAAAAACATTCTTAAATTGTAACTATTAGCCCATCTTAACCATCCAGATAAACTTGCCACAACAGATAAAGCCTTATCTTGACTTATTTTATTCTTTAATAATTCATATTTTAATCTTTTAATCCTACGCTTCATTCTTTTAGCTGTTGATTTTCTTACCAAAACATAACCAGCATGGAAATGTCTATATCCTAAAAAATCAACTCCTTGTGCTGTTGGAAACAAAACACATTTGCTAAGTTTTAATTCTAAAACATTAACTACATATTCATTTATTATTTTAGCCATTTTATTTAAATATGTTTTATCATCAGAAAATAATAAAAAATCATCACAATATCTTAAATAATTTTTTACACAATTCTCTTGCTTTAGAAAAACATCTAACTCATTTAAATATAAGTTTCCAAACCACTGACTTAGATAATTTCCTATAGGAACATTTACAGGCGTATCAACACTATCAATTATCTCATCTAATAAATTTAAAGTCTTTTTACATTTTATTTTTTTACGTATCACTTTCTTTAGAAGCCTGTGATTAATAGAAGGATAAAACTTACTTATATCACATTTCAAACAATATTTAAATTTTCTAGTGTATTCCATACATTTTATACTGCCTTTATGTTGACCTTTATTTTTTCGACAAGCATAACTATTATAAATAAATCTATTATCCCATATAGACTCTAAAACATTCATAATAGCGTGATGGACTATCCTATCTGGATAAAATGGCAAAATATAAATATCTCTTTTCTTTGGCTCATAAATTGTTTTTAACTTATATTCAGCAGTTTTATATTGTCCTGTTATCAAATCATTTTGTAACTTTTCAATATAATAATCTAAATTTGCTTCTATAATTTTAACCTTTCTTTGCCAACTTTTATGTCTTTTAGCTTTCTCAAAAGCCAAATATAAATTGCTTTTGTCTATTATTTTAGTCCATAAATTTCCTTTTCTTTTCATTGATTATCCTTCTAATTTAATAAAATTTAGAAATAAGGACGTTCAATTACTTTACTAGCCCCTATTTCTCCCTGTTTTGTATTTCACTTTTCAGTGAGGCATATACAATCAGCCGAGGGTAAGCCGCACCTGCTTTAAAATCACCCACGTATCAGACGTACTACGAGAAGAGTTGTTGACATTCACATTAGCTGACGAATCATTGCAATTAGCTGAACGAGAACTGCAATTCGTGCCATTATTCCAGTTAGAACTCAACAGCAAAAAAATCTTGCCAATCTAAGTATCATATATGCCCTTATATAATAATATTATATAATCTTCTTTATTTTCTCACAACTAAAAATTTTAGTCTCGGTCTCTCGGTTTCTAGACCTCTCTGTCCAACTATCCAAACTTTTTCTCGGTTTCTTAGTTTCTCAAATTTTCAATTCTCGGCTCAGACGCACCACGAGAAGAGTAGCGGACACCCACATTAGCCGACGAAACATGGCAATCAGCCGAACGAGAACCGCAACCCGAGCCATTATCCCAGCAAGAACCCAACAGCAAACGATAAAGTGTTCCGTATATTTGTCCATAACTTCTATCATCTACAGCAGAGTTATAAACAGAATTTGTCCAATCAGACCCGCCTGCAAAGCCTAAATCCATTGCAAATTGCCATAACACACCACAACAATCTTCTAATCCTATATTACTAATCATTCTTCTTCCCGCCGTATCTACATGCCCACCTGTAGTATTAGGGTCAGATGAACCTTGAATATTTGTTTGTTCATTAGAGCCTTTTGCTCCCATTTGAAATTCGTGCCGCCAAACTAAACGCATTCCTTGTTTTACAAATTGCTCATAAAAAGCTTCTCCATGCCATTTTTTAGCAGAGCTTCCATCAGCAATAACTCCATTATAAACACTGACTAATTTAGTTCCGTCCCAACTAGGCAGATAAATTGCAATCCAACAATCCGTTAATTCTTCATAAGCAAATCCTTCTGGACTTCCTTTGGGGCGATGTTCTAAATCCCATCTTGTTGCTGGTAAGATATCCCCTGCAACATATCCAGATAAAGCATGCCCTTCTATAATCCCAACATCTTTGCATAAACAATGAAACCCACCTATTTTACGACTATTTTCTGCTGTATATCCTGTAGGAACTGTACTATTTAAAGATAATACAAAATCTGGCTCTGTTCCAGAACCTGCTAAGGCATAAATATAAACATCTTTACCCGCTAGATTTTCACCTAATGTTGAAGTATTAAGAGTGACATTATGCGTGCTTATATAAGCCTCTCCATTTATATTTATCCGCATATTCTTAGGAATAACAATAGACGTTTTGTTTGAAGTAAATAAACTATCTCTTGAAAAATAATTGGATTTATCCTTAATGCAAGCTACTTGATAATTCCCAAAATCCATTAATTGTTGCACTTCTTCTTGAATAGTTCTTACATCAATACTTGTTTGATTAGTAATAGTTCCTACAGCTTGAATAACCCATATTTGATTTATTGATTTAGGTTTTACTTCTTCACCTGTATGTTCTACTCCTACTGAACGTGAAGCGTCGAAATTTATAGTTTGCTGTTGTCTGTCTGAGCCATCTTGATGAATACTGTCCATATTATTACCAGTTTCTACTTTTGCAAAAGCTCCACTCACTCCAAAAAGTAATTCTCCAGTACCACCATCCCAACTTGTACGAAAAGTTGTAAATTGTCCAAGAATATTTCTTTGTGTATCTTCACTAAATTGATTAATTTTAGTTATATCAGAATCGGCTCTAATAAATGCTCCGCTATATTTAGGCAATCTAAAATTAGTCTCAGTAGTTCCCACACTAAAATAGGGGCAACATACATTATTTGTTGATGCTAAATATGCATTCCACTCTACTTCTGTTTTTATTAAACTAGGATGTTTTTGCAACCAATCCCACAACACCCCATATATTTCTCTACTTATTAACTGACCATTTAATATTAACTGACCCGAATCTAACTCTGTATAACTAATGGGATAAATGTCCCCAACTGTATGTCCTACATAAACCAATTTTTCCGCTTCTTCTTGATTTGGATTAACCCATATTAATCCATCTTTTTTCTTCTCTGGCTCTGTAGTGGATACTACTACCATATTTTCATCATCTAAAGTATTTAAAGAGTTTACTATTCTAGTTACTGTTACATCTTCTTGTTTAGTTATATGTTCCAAAAATTATCACTCCTACTCTTCATTATATTCTGTATAATCTACGTATCCACTAAAAACAGATATGGAAACTAAGCTATTATTACTAACATCTATTAATACACTCTTATAAGAGCTCCCACTTTGCACTCCTACCCCAGTTACTGAATACTGTCCATCTCCAAGATTATAAATATAATTATTCCCACTCTTTACCCAATCTGCTAAAGTAAACATTCTTCTTATTACTGTTCCACCTAATTTTTTCCATTCTATAGGATTTAAATTAACTAAAGTATATTCTTTATTTGAACTTGTATCAAAAAATTTCATTCCAATTACTAAATTTTCTGTTGGAAAAACTGTTCCTGCATTCCCAGAACGTACAGCATCAAAATTATCATTTAATTTTGGTATTAATTCTGTATCAATAAATTCTTCACCAGTAAATTTTTGGTATGCCAACTATATCACCTCAATCATTTTCTAGCATCAATCTGATAACCACCTGAATTTATAGATGGACTCCAAGAAACAATAAAACCATAATCACGGTCTTTATACCCATCAACAAATACACATATTTGATAGTATGTTTGTGGACTTACTGCAACTCTTGTATCTCTATCATTATAATAAACCCAACATACATTTGTCTGATTATCCCCTATGGAACACCCATTGTGGTCACTCCATCTATTTGCCCACCAACGTTTACCAATTAATAATCTAATTGTCTCATCCCCACCATAATGCCAAGAAAAATGCACATTAACTCTAGTAACACCTGGGGGGGAAAACCAATCATAAGTCCAAATACTTTTATAAGTCCTTCTTAAATCAAAATTTCCAGAAACAGGCTGATACTCATTGCTACCTATAATAGTTTCCCACGGATTTATATTTGCTTTTAAAATTCCGTCAACGCAATAAGCATGTGCATACAACTTTACTTTATGCACCCCTGCTGTTAAATAGACATCTTTAGAAAATAAATAAATCCAACTTGTAGTATTTCTATTTTTTATTTCTCCTGTATCAGACATTTGTGTATTATCTATTTCAGTATAAAAACGTAACCAACTTCCATTATTAGGTATTTCACTATATAAATAAATTCTTGAAGAAATTCTATATGTCCCTGTTTGTACTATAGTAAATTCTGCTTCATAAATTTTAACTGCGCCATAACTCTGTCCTTTTGTTAAAGTTATTGTCCAACCTCTTTTATTAATTGTTTGCAAAGGCTGATTAGCACTTGTCATCATAAAAAATTCTTTATTATCCCTATAAATTGAAGCATCTATAACATTTGGCAAATCCACCGCTCTAGAGTTTATTGTTGATATAAAAATGCTCCCTTTTATATTATCATAAACCTGTCCTATTGGTTTAAATGTATATAATTTTAAAACGTGTGCACCAGAAGACACTGTTTTTGTAATTTCTTGTTTTTCTTCAATATAAACATCATTAATATCTTTTTTTTCATAAATGATTTCATCATCTAAAACCAATTTAAACCCAAAATTTCCTTCTTCAATTTTTGAAGCTGTCAATGTCGCATCAATTACTATTTTCATATCTATAAGTCTATTTATAGAAAAACTATAAATAGTATGAAAATTTTCAGAAAAATCAGTTCCTTCATCTAAAAACTCATTTGTTATTTTTACATTTTTAAATGCAACATTTCCCATTAAAGAATCATTAGTTTCTAAAAGAGTTAAATATCTAAGAGAACTATCTTTTAATATAATTTCCTGATAATTACCCTTAGTTTCTGCTGGCGTAGTGTATAAAGAACATGCAGATGTAGAGCCGCCAACAGAAACATGAACTTTATTAGAATTATCTACAGTCATTAGACACCACCAATTCTAATTCCAGTTCCATTTGGAAAAACTAAAGTATTATTTGTATTAAATTTAGCATATTTATCATCTATTACAGTATCTGATAATTTACCACCATTTTGTAACATAGGTATTTGCCCAGCATTAAATCCTATATCTAATAACCCTGTTTCTATTAAATTATTCTTATTAATAATAGGTATTTGTCCAGAGCTAGTTCCAGTATCAATTAATTTAGTTGATATCTTATTTTTATCTCCAACTACTACAACTTGTCCATTATCTGTTCCTGAATTTATTAAACTATCTTTTATTTTTTTTGTTGATTCATCTATTAAATCCGTTACTCTATCTAATGGTATTTTAATGTTATCTACATATTCTTTAGTAACATATGTTTGAGTTAAATCTGCTGTTAAAACCCAAATCTCTCTTTCTACATTTATTAAATTGTAAAGTTTTAATTGGTCTGTTCTAAAACAAACCATTCCCAAAGTTAAATTATCTACAGGAAAAGATATACCAGCATTATTAGTTAATAAACTCATAAAATTATCATTTATATAACCTAATGAATTCGCTAATGTCCAAGCCTCTTCAATCGTAACTAATTTTTGCATATTATCCCTCCTTAATATCCTCTAGCAGAAAATGAAACAGCACCATTAACATATCTACTACCAACTTTTAATTGTGCAATTATATGTTTAGTTGTAACTTCTATTGGCAAAATTACTGCTTGATTTAATTCTTCCATATTTTCAACTCTAATAATAGTATAGGTAACTTCTGGCACAATATGAAATTCTCTACTAAATTCATATGTAGCAGGATTCCAATTAGTCTCAAATTCTATTGTTCCTGTCTCAAAGGTATCAGGAACATCTACTTTATGCATATACTCCCTTGTATTTGGTCTTTCACCACTTGTAGTTGTAGCGGATAAAATAAACCTAAATAAAGCTTTTTGGTAAATATAATCTCCAGTTAACATTGTTTTAAATCTATCATATCCAGCAGGAGTTATTGCTTGGTCAAAATTTGTTTCATTTAAAGCAACATTATAAATAGTTAAATCACTTAATACAGTTCCAGCCTGTCTTAAATAAATCTCTATTAATTCTACAAATTCTTCAAATGTCTTACTCAATTCTTTAGCTTTTAATTCTTCTATTTCTAATTCTTCTACTAAATTTAATTCGTATATTTTATTCAAAGATTCCTGAATTTCTATCCTGCTTTCAAAGAATTTTTCTGTAAACTTTTCTGCTATTTCTTCTATCTCTAAATCATATACTATTTTTTTCTCAAAAAATTTAGTAATCTTATCTTCTATTTCTAATTCTTCTTTAAAACTTCTTTCAAAAGAAACTTGTCGAGATATTGTATCGTTTAGCTCTAAATCATAAGCAACTCTTACACCCTTATCTTGTAATCTAAAATCCTTGATTTTTTCATGTATTGTATTAATTTTTAAAGGAATCTCATTTATTCTGGCTTGTCTAGGCTCATCTGTATAAATCTCTACTGTTGGCATTTATTTATGCCTTTTCTGCTAATTTAAATTGGAATGTCACTTTAAAAGTATCTGTTGCTTCCTTATTTACTACTGGAAAAACAACTCTATCCATTGTAACCCCACCAGAAGAAGCATTACATAATCCAGTTTCAGTCAAAGAACCTGTTCCAACCCCAGGAGCAAAAGTAGCTACCATAGTGAAAAATTTTGTGCCATTAGTATGTGTATAAGTTGCTGTACTTCTTACAAGTTCACCTTTCAAGCCTAAATCAGTAGCTAGAGTTTCTGCATTATCTGTTCCTACAGCAATATGTGTTAAATTTGTAGGTCTACCAGAAGATTTTCCAATACAATCACAAATAAAATCAAATCCAACATCCAAAATCATATTATGCTTTTCTACTAATTGCTTTAAATTTCCATCTTTATCAAACAATTCCCCGACCATTGAACAATCTAAAGCTATATTCTCATTAAACATTAATTTTCCTCCTTAAATATCGCTATATAAAGCAATACTATCATAAGTTTTGTAATCTGTATATGCTATTTTATTATTTTTAAATAAAGAAAATACAGAACTATACACTATCAAATTTAAATACCCATCTCCTTGTGATAAAATAAAAGTTAAATTATCATTTGGAAATGAAAAGTCTCCTGCTGATATTTCCAATCCAGTATCAGTAGTTAACACAAAATTATCCCCATCGCTACTGTAACTTAAAAGCATCCAATCCCCAGTCTTAGAGTTCTTTAAAGTTAAAATAGCATATGGATAATCAGAATCAATAGGAATTTTTACATTAACAGAAAGAGAAAATATTTTTGGTATATTTATATCCTGCCATTTTACCATACTATTTCCATCCATTAATAATCCTTTATGGAATCTTGCAGTTTCATAAGTAGCAATGCCATAATCAGGATTAGGTTTAATTCCTTTATTGCTTAAAAGCGTTTCATCTAATGTCCAATAATCTATTGATGTAGAATCTTTTTCTCCTAAATATATAGCGATATCTGTAGAACTATTAAAAGTAAAATCTGTACCAACTGGCATCCAAGTTGTTTGTTTAGCTGTTTCGGAATTCCAAGTAAATTTTAAATCTTTCCATTTTTGTTCCTTCTCTGGATTAAAAGGTTTTATAACTTTTTCTATCCAATTTCTTGAACAGTATTCTTGGTCTAACTCTATCTCATAAATATATTCTGCACTTAAATTATTATCATCTAACTGAAATCCTCTAGCATTTATATGCCCAAATGATTTTATACCTTTCCACTCATCTTCTACAGCATCATAAGTATAAATCATATTTCTATTAGGAATAGAAGCTATTCTTACAGTACAATAAGAAGCAAACTCACAAGGAACACCGTATTCTGTATAAGCTTTCATCCAAAAATCTACTTGTGTTGCTTGTGCAAAAGGCAATGTAAATGTTTGACCAGCACTACTTCCTATAAAATTACCATATTCCCAACTAGAGCCCTCTCTTATTATATAATAAGTAGCACCTTTTACTTTATTCCATCTAAACTCTATATTACGCTCATTTTGTACACAATCAAAACCTGTAACATTAGCAGGTCTAGCAATTTGTAAATCCAATTTTGCAGGAACAGACATATTTCCCATAGTATCAACAGCTATTAATAAGAATCTATATTCTCCCATACCTGTTGAGTAAAAATAACTTGTTCCAGTAACATCTGCTATCTTAGTGCTTTCTGAAACAACCCCAGAATATAATTCATAATGGTCTATATCTCTTTCTTTATTTGCTGACCAACTTAAATTAAAACCACCTACTGCTTCATAACCAACAAAATCTTGTGGCATATCTGGTGCTATATTATTTCCTGTTATTGTAATTAATGGTGTATATGTTGGATTTGAAAATTTATTATATTTATTCTCATGGACTAATTTAAATTCATAAGTTTTTAAAACTTCCATACCATCTATTACTGCTGTATTTGTGCCATCATCAAAAATTCCTCCAAATTGCCAAGTTTCTTCACCCTGCAATCTGTACCAAACTCTAACGCCTCTAGAATAAAAATAATCTGGATATGAATATTTGATATAAATTCTTGAAACTACTGTTTTATCTGGGAGAATATAATATTCTTGCTCGTTTCCACTATAAATAACTGCTGGTGGCGGCTCTGTAGGGTCTGCTAAAGTAGAATTATTAATGATTGGGTCAGATGAACCCCTCTGTTCATTATAAATATTAGGATTATATTCTCTACAAGTAAGTTCAATTCCACCATCTTGTTTATCGGAAATCTTTATTATTCTGAACTGCTTATCTTGAAATTCTGTTATATAATCTGTTATACTTATTACATCTCCAACAGTTCTATTTAAAGCTCTTCTATCTGTTACAAATTTTATATACATTTTACAAGTTATTGCTTGATTTAAATAAAACCATGCTAATCTACTAGCTTGGTCAAAATTTGTAACACCATATAATTCATAAGTTTCGATTCTAGGCTGTTTTCTTAACGGTGCAGAAGCTTCTGCTTGTGCATTTACCTTTACCCACTCATTTTCTGGGTCTATATATTGAACATAAATTCTATCTGGAATGTCCTCCATAGGAGACCACCAAAGCTCTAAATCATTAATTGTATCAGGGTCAAAATACTGAACAACTTCATCTGCCTTTTCTACAAATAATGAATATTTACCATTTTTATATACTAAATTAGAACGACAACAATTTAACATTGTGGAAATCCAATCTAATCTAGACTGTGTTTCATCTAAACAAAGATTTAATGTATAGCCTTTGTCTTCATAAAATTTAGAAGCTTCAATAAAACTTTCTATATCTATTTCTTCTAATCCTAAACCAACACCATTATAACGTGTTAAAAAATCTAAAACACACCAAGCTGGATTATCTGACCACTCTTCAATATAATCAGTTTCATTTATATATCTCTTTACAATACTGCCATCAACAATAGCTGTAACATTAAAACTACCTGATAAATTCTCATTTGCCTTAGCTGTTAAAGCTAGGTATGCATCATATTTTAATCCACCTACTTTTTTTGCCCTCTCAGAATTATTAGAACCTTCTACACGACCATCTATATTTTGAACTCCATCACCTAAATAAATATTGTAACTTACACCTTCAAATAAATAACTTCCTATTTCAATATCATCTAAGCGAATATCTCTTATCCCTTTAATTTTTCCATCACAAAAACAAATTAATTTTACAATTCTTGTTTTATTGTCTAACAATCTAGAATAAATTAAATTGCCAGCATTTTTTACTGTGCCATAAATAATAGGAATAGGCATGGTATTAGAAGTTTCTGTAGCCATTACATCAGAATATGTTCTTTTAGCTGTTTTTTGCATTTTTTTCATTTGTCGTTTACTAACAACATATGAAGCTACCGAAAAGACAAATCCAATTACAGCTCCAACTACGCCCATCTAAATACCCCCTTTATCCTAGCTTTATATGCTGGCGTTAATTTCTCAACTACAACACCAGTATCTTTTGTGCAATGGATATATTTTCCATCGTCTATATAAACCATTATATGCCATAACCCTAAAGGCATTAAAATAGCTATAAAATCACCATATTTAATATCTTCTAATTTTATTTCTTCAAAACGTTCTTTTGCTAATTTTAAAAACTCTTTAGTATCCTCTAATGTAAAAAAATCTTTAAATTCTGGATGTATTAAATAATAAGGCGCAAGACACCCCCACGCCTTATTATCATCTGTGAATTGAACAAAAGATTTTCCTACAAATTTATATGCTTCTTCTTTTGGAATCATAATATCTCCTAGCTCCGAATTACCGTTTCTCTTGGAACAGAAGGATGCCCCCCAAAACGCTCTTCATTGTGTCTATTTATACAATCCTCTAATGTTTTACCACAATCAAAATAAGCCCCCACATAGCCGCACCGCTCATCTTTAAATTGATATTGACAGTTGGGGTCAAAAGTCATGTTAGGACTATCTTGTTGATAATCCCCTAAACTTCTTACTACTTTAACATCAAAAGTGCTGGCTGTCATACTAATATTATCCAAAACACCTTCATAAATTAATAACGGAGGCTCATCAGGAAAATCTGGCAACCACTCATATAATTTACAAGGCTTATTAATAAAGTTATTTCCTTGATTAGCTAAAATAGCCGCCCATCCCTGCCAATGATTAGAAAGTGTTAAAGAAAGTGTCTCAATAGACATATCAGAATTTTCTTCTCTATCACTTCTAGTTATAGAAGCACTTTGATATATCTCTCCACCTATCTCTACCTCTTCCACACTTTCATCAACTATAAATCTATAAACTGTTTCATCATTATATTCAACTACAACTAAAAGTCTAGTTGTAATTTCTGGCTCTTTAAGATATCTTTCTATTTGGTCTGGTATGCCAATACTCATGTATTATTCCTCACCTCAATTATTTCTAAAGTAGTATGCCTGTATCCATAATAATCAATTTGTGTAGAATATTTATCAGTATTAAATCTTACATAATACCAATTACCATCTCCACCCATATCTTCACCATCAGAATTTTCTTTTACCCATTTAAATCTAAAAGCTGTTCTTCTTCCCAAATGTGCTTTGAAAAAATCTTCTAGCTTTCGCCCTAATGTTGCATCTTTTTGAAATTCTAACGACCAAGTTCTTCTAGGCTGAGACCAGACATCTCTACGTTGCTCATTTCCTGTAAATTTTTCATCTATTAAAGTCTTATATTCTAAAGAATAATCATAAACTTTTAAAGCGGCTATTCCTGTAACTTCTTGATTTAACTCATAATCATAATAGTCTTCATTAGTGCTTACATCTAAATTATACATTATTTAGCCGCCCCCTTTACTGCCGCTCTCATTGTTTGCTGTGTTCGCATATCTTCTATTAATTTCTTTCTCATTAAAGGATATTGCTGTTCAAAAGCTCTCATATTTGCTTCTGGGTCTAAAGATTGGAACACAGGTGCAAAAGAAATTACAATCGGCGAACTTTCAGAAATTTCTTTATTTAAATCTTGCTGGTTAGATTGAGCATCAACATTCGATGCTACTAATCCTCCTTCTGCAAATTTAAACTTAGGCAATTTAGCCATTGAAGGAGCAAGTGCTTTACCTTCATTTAATCTATCAAGATAATCTACTCCAAGACGTTTCACTGTTTTTGCAGTTAAAACATATTCTCCATTTGATAACATTGCAGGAATACTATCACTAGTTCCTGTTCCTGCGCCAGAAACATAGCCACCAGTAGCAAACCCGCTCACACTACTCATAGCATTTATCATTTGAATAACTGCCATTACTACCTGTAATGCCATAGCAAATTTCATTAAACCTTCATTACCAGAAACCATAGCTAACCCCATTAACATATTAGGGAGTGCCTGCAATCCAGCTTGCATAGTTAATTTATTATCTAATTTCTGCGCTCCCGCATTTTCTGCCAATAAACCATTTAAAGTTCCCATTGACTGACCAAAATCTTTTGCAGTAAGTGTTAACCCATTAAACTGGTCTTTTAAGCTATCAACTAAACTTTCGTTTTCTAAAGACATCCCACCATAATTTGCGCCAGTCATTGATTCTCCTATGGAAAACCCTCCTGTGCCAGTTGCGATTCCACCTAAACCAGCTTCTTGACCTGAGCCAGAAGACATCTTTGCCATTGCTACTTGAACAGTTTCTCCAAATTGTTGTAATGTAGGGATTAAAGCATCAAATTGCCCTTTAATATTTAAAGAACCTTCTGTTACTGCCTGTACGCCCTGTTCCATTTGAGCTTTTATTTCTTCTTTATACTCATTAACTTGTACATCAAATTCTGTATCTATTGTTAATGCTTTTTCCCCTTTTGGAAGAACCGCATCAAACAATTTATTAGTTATATCTTGTGCTAATCTTTTATGCCACATAGAAGCCCATTCTTTTAAAAGATTGCTTGCGAAATTCTGAAAAGATTCTTTCCAGCTTTTTCCTTCTGTTAAATCATCAAACATTCCTGCCAAGCCATCTGAAAAACCTTCTCTTAATTTCTTTTGAAATGGTGGAACTTCTTCAACAATAGATTTCATTGCCGCTCTTGCATCTTCTGCTTTTTTTACCCATTCATTTTGTTTTTCTAAGCTTCCTGCTTTAGCGGCATAATCTGCTTCCGTTTCATATAAAGCAACTAATTTAGCATAAGTTTTAACATAATCATCAACATATTGCTGACGTTCATAAAAAATTCTTCCTTCTGCTGTTAAACTATCCATTCTACTCTGCTCTACAAGATGATTAATTTCGTTCTCTCTTCTTATAGATTGCAGTTGAACAGCTTCCACTTGTGCCTGTGCTTGTGTGATTTCATATTCTTGTCTTTTAGCTCTTGCTATTGCTAATATCTGTTTCTCTGCTTCTTTTCCTTTTTCTACCCAATTATTCCATAACTCTATCTGTTTTGAATCACTCTCTTGTGTTGCTTGTGCTAATCTCTCTTGTGCTGTTTTAAGCTCTACAACAGTTCTTGTATAGGAGTCTCCTAATTCATTGATAATATCTAATGTAGTTGATGCTTCTGTTGCTCCATATAAGCCATGATAAGATTTAGAAATCGAATCATATGTATCTTGTAACTTCTTATAAGAATCTACAAGTTTTCTATTTGCTTCTGCTAATGCTTCCGCTCTATCTATTTCAAGCTTCTCCAACTCTGTAGAGAATTTCTCAACATCATTTTCTTGACCAAGACTTTTCGCAATATCTATCTTAGCCTTTAATATTTCAATTTGTTTATCTATCTGCCCTTGTTTATTCTTTAAATATGCCTCTATATAATCCTGTGTAGATAATTGATTATTTTTAAAGGCATCTTCTATTTCTTTTAACTGAGCTTTAAAAGAAGCATTTGCTTTCTTCAAATCAGCATCTAATAACTTGTAAGCATTACTTGCTTCTTTTCCAGCACCTTTACCTTTTTTGCCAGCTTTTTCGTCTCCATAACTTTTTTTGCTTAATCCTTTAAATAATTCTTCTGCATCCTTACGCATTTTTTCAGCATCTTCTTTGATTTTTGTAATTCTACCAGCTATTGCATCTCCCGCTGATTTCCAAGCCTTATCAGCGGCATTACCATAATCAGCGGCTTCTTGAAGATACTGCTTATCGCTATTTCCAGAAAAATTTAAAGTGAATAAATCCTTCATTGCCATGCCAACTGCTTTTGCTTGTGCTACAAATTGTGACATTTTTAATCTAAAGTATTCACCAAAAGAATTAGTAGTATCTGTTAAAGTATCCCAAGCTAACCCTATTGCTCCTATAGCCCCTACAACACCTAATATTGGATTTATTAAAAATAATAAAGCAACAGCTAAAGCTCCAAGCCCTAATGTCATTCCAGCAAGCATATCAGTATTACTTAATAATACATCAAGAAGTTCTGTAAAATAACCTTGAACCTCAGAAAGTAAATCCATAACTATGCCTAATCCTGTCCATAAAGGAGTTAAAGCGGCACTAATAACTGCTAATCCAGTTGCAAGTAAATCTAAACTATCTGCTACCCCAGTTAATATAATATTAGAAATTTTTCCTAAAAGGTCTATTATTGGAGAAAGTGCTTTTATTAATTTTGCCATAGCAGAATATATTTTTTCTACAATATTTAAAGTGGATTCATTTAAAGTAGTAGTAAATACTTCTTTCATTTCTCCATTATCTTGCTGTTCCATAGTTTTATTAATAGTAAAAAATACTTGTTGTAATTTTAATGCTTGCTCTTTAAATGTTTCAAATAACCCACTACTTTTCATTGCAGTTCCGAATACTCTGGAAATACCATCATCTAAGTTGGAAATTAAGCCTGCCCAAGTATTTTGAAACTCATTGCTTGCCGCTTGGAAACCAGCCATACGTTTCATTACATCTTCATAAAGTGTTCCTTCTTCACGAAGTTTATTTACTGTTGCTGTTGTATATCCCAAAACAGTAGCAAGCATATCAACGCCAGGTCTGATTGCTTCACCAGAAATCAATCCTCTTAATTCCTGTACTACCTGTTGATTGCTTAATCCAAATGTTTTAACAGCCTGTGCTCCAACAACAGTTAAATCAAGAACTTGCTGTAAACTCATTCCAGCATCTATACCTAATGCCATTGTGGATTGCAAAGCTCCACCTAATTCTTCCATTGTTAAAGAAGTTTTTAAAGCTTCATCCTGCATTTTCATTAATAAAGCATCTGAAATTTCTAATGCTCTATTAAAAGGTATATCTTTTTCATCTTGTTGTAATGTGGAAGAAATAATACCAGAATAACCTAATCTCAGTGTTTCCATAGAGGAGGCAAAATTCATTCCAGGAGAGATAAGAGAATTAAAAATAGAGGCAATTTGCCTAACACCTTGTTCAAGCAAAAAGACTTTAAAAGATATATTAGCAAAAACATCAAAAGCTTTTGATGCTGAACTAGCTAAACCATTCATTGCGTTTTTAGCAGTATTCAATCCACTTGTTATATTTGCCGCTGATGAATCCATTCTGCCTAAATTGCCGAACACTTGATTGGGTGCTGTTCCTAATGTTCCATATACTCTATTTACACCGTTTCCTTGATATCCAACTTTTGACATATCAAGATTAGGTGCTTTTATACTATTCAAACTTGTTTGTGTAGCAACAGCTTGTAATTGTACACTCTTTAATGCGCTGACAATAACCTGTGTTTGTTGTTGCATAGCACTTGCTACAGAAGCAAATCCTTTTGTCATTCCCGCTGTCATTGAAGCTCCTAAAGCGGTATATGAATTTTTTAAGGCTAAAAGTGTTTGCTCATTCGCTCTTAATGCTTCTGTTGTTAATTTACTCTGCGCTTGAATTGTTGCAAACCCTTTAGTCATTGTAGCAGTAGCAGAACTTACAGAACTGCTCATTCTTGCCATTGCAGTAGAATTTGCATTACTCATCGCTTTTATTGCATTTGCATTTGAAGCACTGCTAGTTTTTATTGTATTAGCCAAAGATTTAAAACTTATATCAACTGTTCTAGACATTGTAGACATTGCTGTTCTAATACCAGATGATAAAGTTGTTATTGTTTTACTTGTATCTCGATAAGAATTAGAAATAGAAGTAAAGCCACTACGCATTGAGTTACTATTCTTAGTCACTGCTTGTGTGACTTTACCAATCGCATTATCTATATCTTTGCTTGAACTATTAAAGGAAGTATTTAAAGTTTTTAATTGTGAAGTGATTGTTTTTATGTCTTTCGCCATTTGCGAAGAATCTAGCTCAATGGAAGCGACAAGTTTACCTACATCATAATCACTCACTTGTATCTTCCTTTCTAAATAAAAAGAAGGAGTTATTTTTTAATAACTCCTCCACCCATTTTTACAAAGTCTTCTATTCCCATTTTTTTTACTGTGTTATTGTTTATTTTAGGAATTTTGGAACCTTTTCCAATACCCTGTTGCACATTTTCTGGAATTTCTGTTCTGCTTTTTTCATATTTTATATGATATTCCAATAATCCGAATATCTTGCGAGGAGTGCTACTCCAAAATTCATAATCACTAAAATGTAATATTCTTTTGGAAAAATAATAGTATGCTACCCAATCCCATCCCTCTTCTTCCCCGCTATCTTTGGAGAGAGATGTTTTTAGTTTTTTGCTTCTGGTGTAGCTTCTACTTCATCTTGTGAAGGTAAAGAAGATTGTACTGCGCCAGAAATATACTCCATTAATACAGGAACATTAGAGGCATTTAAACAAGCCCCAATTTCTTCATTTGTAATATCAGGACAACTTGAAATTAATCCTGCTCTTAAAAAATTAAGAGTATCTTTTATTTTTACGCCCTTGCCTTCTGCTCCTTGCATTCTTGCAAAAGCTTCTTCAATAGAACCATATTCTTCTTCTAAAAGAGCAAAAGCATTCAAATCATAAGATAATGCTACTTGTTTATCTCCTAAAAGAAATTCATATGCTTTAGGTTTTAATATTTGTAATTGTTTAGACATTATTTTACCTCACTATTCATTTTTACTACTATATTATAACACATTTCTTCTAAATTGTCAATAGATTTTTTAAAAAATATTAAAAAAGAGGGGAGATTTCCCCTCTTGATTAAGCACTAATTGTAACTTTAAAAGTTGTTGTTAATTTTCCAACAGTAATAGTTACTGTTTGATTTGCGGCGGCAGAAGAACTATCAAAACCACTAATGTTTGCCATTGTGATTGTTAAATTTCTTTTTATCCCATCTTCATAAGCTCCTTCAACTACTAATCCATCTAATTTCAAAGTTTCTCCAATAGAATAAGTTGTTTTTGTTGGAGGAGTTTTTACAGAAATGCTTGTTAATTCACTTGGGATTTCAATTTCTTTTTCCTCTTTATTAAGAATTAACTGCCACCAATGTCCACTTTTACGAGTAGGCATTGCTGTTCCTGTAAAAGAACAATCACCAAAATCTCCACTAGAATCATTTACTGTGAAATCTGGTGGTTCGCTTACACGACACTTATAAAGTACAATGTGGGCATCTCCAATAGTTTCACCTGCATAATCCCACTTACCTTCAATTTTAAAGTAAGGTGGTGTAGCATTTTTAGCAGTCAACTCATAAATAACAGTTTCAGCTTTATCAGCACCTGCTCTTGTGATTTGACCCCCCATAATAACTTCTAATCCTGATAAGCTTACAACAGAATTCGTAACTGTAAAGTTAATGCTAGTAGTACGAGAATATGAATCCATAATAGTTGAATCACCATACAGAATCTTATTCTCTAATTCAGGGGATACTTGGAATGATAACGCACCAGCTAAATCTACAGGATTATCATAAGTTGGCTCTGCATCAGCGGAATCAGAAATCATTCTTGAAACCTTTACATCTTTTAACTCCATAAGACGTAAGGCGGTAATATCCATAGCCATTAATCATTCGTCCTTTCTAATAAGTTCCACTCAAAGCAGTTATATTTAACACCCAATTTACCCTATTGCTTTCATCATAAGTTAAAAATTGTGGTGGATTAACTTGCTTTACATGAAATTTTTTACCTTCTGGGTCAACCATTATCCCAGTATTCAGTAATTTATATATGCTGTTAATACAGCTTAACACTTGTTCAGCTTTTGAAGCTCTCACTCTAATCTGACAAGTAAAATCAACACTATTTCTTGCTCTACCAACAATAGCATAAGAAGGAGTATCATAAACAGCAATATTTAAAGCTTTATTAGAATTAGTTAAAGGAATGTTATTTATGAAAATATCTTTTCCGACTTTTCCATAATTTAAGCTTTCTAAATACTTTGCAACACTTGTAGCAAATGTCATCGTGCTCCCATTCCTTTCTTTGTAGCTTCTTTAATAATGCTCATTAATAACTGTTTATTAGACCTATAAGGGTATTCTAAATACTTAGCTTGTCCTCCATTCGGATGTCGCAAAGTTAAATCTTCATGCTGTATCCAAGCATAATTAAAAGTCCCAGCACTACTATTCCCCCACGGAGCTAATGCTTCATATTGTACTTGATAAACCATTCTTGCACTACTTGTACTATCTGTTATTTTAACAACTTTTCCAGACCGCTTTAATTTACCTGTATCTACTGGAACTAATTCTTGCGACCACTTTAAAAGCATATCTGCCGCTTTTTTTACACCAGAAGCTCCATATAAAGACATTTTTATACTGTATTGTTCTAACACTTTTGTAAACCCATCAAGATTTTTACTGCTTTTGCCTCTGGCATTAAAACGTAGCTTCAATCCCATTATTAAGCACCTCATAATCTTGAAGAGCACCAGATACTGCTGTAGCCCTTACACTGTAATAAATACCACTTAAAACGATTCCATTATCATTTCCAAGTATGATATATCTTTCAGTGTTCTCTCCAATAGTTACATCTATAGCATCTCTGGCTTTTACTATATGCGGAAGAATACTGCCACGAGTGAATTGAATTGTCACATTCTCACGAGTATTTTTTAAATCCTTACGTTCATAATCAAAATCAGGGTCTCCCTCTTTATCAGTATTCATTGCGGCGATTATTGGAATACGATTTTCATAATCATAATCCAATATTGCTAATCCTTCATCGTTATATCGCTCTTCAAGAAGAGGTACATACTCAAAAGACATATTTAATACTCCCATCATTTGATATACTTCTTGCAAAGAACTTTCAACCCATTCTTTATCACCCATTTGTCATTACCTCTTGCGAAATTAATGACTTTGCACCATTTCTTCCCTCAAAAACCAAAACTATATAATAATTTGTATTTGCAGATAAATTATTTAATCTGTACTTAGTTCTATTTATATCATAAAACATTTGTGTTGTTAAAGCTTTAGAAATATCTAAGACAGTATCTGCGTACTCATCATACATAGGCTCTAAACCATAATATAATGAATACCTTTTGAAATTACCATAAGATAAATCAAACTTATTCCATGATAATTCAATACTGTTATCACTAACTAAATCTATTGATAATTTAACAGGCTGTTCTCTAGAAAGATTATAATTTCTTATAGTCCCATCTTTTGTTGCAACAGTTACAGGTTTCACTATTACAGTATAAATACTAGCATTAGTTTCAAGCTCTGTCTGTACTTCTTGTGCTAAAGCAGTATAATGAAAGAACCTATTACCTTTTTTAAAAGAAGCTTGTTCTACCGTTACATCAAATTCAGGTGCTACTGCTAAAGCTAATCTTTGAAAAACTTCAAGTTTAGCATATAAAATAACAATATATTCTTCATCAGGCGTTATTTCTTCTACTGTCTTCCCAAGTCTTTTTGCGCTCTGCTCTACTATCTTAGGCATATCTTCCTGTAGTTGAGCAAAAGCAGGGTCTTGGTTAATAAGAGGTGCAGATAACATTAAGCTATCTGTTAAATAAGATACTAACAAATCTTTTGTTGTATCCATATTACCCCTCCCTTATAAAACGTCTAAAGCGTTTCTCTCAGCTAAATAATTTTTTAATTCCTGTGATACTTTGTAGGTTTGCCCTTTTTTCATATAAACCCAAGCATCTCCAAAATAAAATTCTACATCAATTTTAGTGCGAACTTCTACTGTTTTGGCAACAGGTTTTACTTCTTTAACTTCTAAAACGTCTAAATCTACTACTGCTTCTTTAGCCACTTCTTTAACTTCTGGTGTTTGATTTCTAGCCAATTTTAAATCCTCCATATATTATAAAAATAGGGAAGGGAATTATCCCCTTCCCTTAAAAGGTTCTTATGAAGCTGATACTGTAACAGTGAATGTAGCAGTTTTGCCACTTACAGTTACAGTACAAGTTTTTTTGCCAGCTTCTGCACTATCAAAGCCTGTAACATTATCTGTTGTCACAGTTTCAACTTTAGTGCTAGAATCGCTGTAAGTTCCAGTTACAACCATACCAGTGATGTCTAATGCTTCACCGATTGCATATGTTGTTTTTGTGGGCGGTGTTGTTACCGCTATGCTTACCAGCGTAACTGGCGTAGGGGTATCCCCACCAGCATACTCATTAGCAAGCAAATTTGGAGCTTGCTTATAATGAAATACAGAATCCTCTGAGACTTCAAGAGTTTTTGCTAACTTATTAGGAGCTTGTTCTGCAAAAAATACATCATTAACATTAGCTCCTGTTTTATTAGCAATAACTTCTGGGGCTTGCTCCATATAGAATACATCAGTATCCGTTAATTTTTCAGCCATTTAAATCCCCTCCCTGCTCATTTATTAAGCAGTTTCAATGATAACGCCATGAGTAGGATTCAAGGATTTAGTGCCCCAAATTCCATACCAACCGAGTTTTAACTCACGTTGGAAATCTTGTGGAGTATCTGTTCTGATTTCAGGCGGTAAAGCTACTGCCATAGCATAATAATCTTCACCAAATAAAACAGCTTGATATACGTCAATGCTGTCTTTACCAGCACCTTTTAAATCAGCATTATAGCCAGCGACCTTATCGCCAACAGGTGCTGCTCCATTAGGCATCATAGATGTCTCTATGAAACGAACATCGTCTATTCTACCGATTTCCAAATTGTTACTATGGGCGGTAAATACCCATTTTACTTACAAAAGTAAGCGGGGGCGTGCTTCTATAAGTGTCTTTACACTTGACTACCCCTCACATAGTTACCTATGTGGTCAGACTATCTCTTTACCCATGTTAAACATTCAAGGTACTCTGTGTATAGTCGTTAGACTTTTTCAGTCAATTTATATCTCATATAAATGACTTCTTTAGTACGGTATTGCCCCATTGGGGTTCACTTATTAGCTTAACATTATACCATATTGTTTCCTGATTGTCAAGATAATTCATAGGCTTTTTAAAGCCAACCGTTTAGCAGAGTTCTTTGTACTTGTTTTTATTCAAGCACAGCGGCAAAATCTACCGCTAAATAACTGTTCTGGTGCGCCGTAGTTACTTGCATTACAGTTCCTATTACTTTCCCCCACTACGTTAAGGGTACTGACCAATTTCTTGGCGGGGCTACTACTTCTTTAAGGTGTCTTTACACCTGAGTAACCCTCTTGCGGTTTCCCACAAGGTTAGACTATCTCATAACCCTATTTTGGGCTCTTCGTCCATAGTCGTTGCAAGGGTATCTGTATACCAAACATGATAACCATTTATACACTTACTTTTTTTAAGAGCTGTTCTTAATGAGTTTTCTGTCACATTTAAATATTTCACAGCTTCTGACACGCTCTTAAAAGTTTTTATATATCCATTTATAACATTCATGGCGAAAATCTTTCTGCCACACCTTCCACCAAACATTTTGCCATTTTCACGAGAAGCTCTTTTATGTGCTTCTGTATCAAAAGACAGCAACCCATTATCAACAGCATGTTGAGCATTTTCAGAGGGTGTTACCCATTCTAAATTCTCTACATGATTATTTAACTTGTTTCCGTCTTTATGATTTACCATAGGCTTATTTTCTGGGTTAGGTATAAACGTTTCAGCTACAAGTCTATGTATCTTTTTTGTTTTTCTGCCTTTTTCGTTATAAAGATTTACATAAGCGTATCCTCTAGTTCCAACTCTAGGAACTAGCTCTTCTCCCCCTTTATAAGCGGAAAGAACTTTTCCAGATGTAGTTATCAAATAATTTGGATAATCTTTAATTACTTGTTTCACTTTCGTTACTCCTTTTAAAATAGATTTTCACATAACCTTCTCACATGATTGCCATGCCTTTCGGTTTAGGAGTTCCATGTTTTCACGAAGTTTAATCGAGTGCATTTCTGCACAAGTGGACTAATGCTATCGGCTTACGCCGCTGTCTTCATCCAAGCTGGGTCATCCCGCAATGTTCTTGATTGATGCTATCTGTTACTTTTATGACCAATTTCTTGGCGGGGGAAACACTTCAATGTAGGGCGTACAACTCCCTAACGGAATCCCCTCTTATAGTTTCCTATAAGTCCAGACTATCTCATCTTCCTCTTTTCAAGGAAGTAACGTCCATAGTCGTTGCAAGGGCACAGATATTTTACAGTATGTAAGGTCTTTTTATTTTATATGACATACTGTCGATTATAAAAGGCTCAATTAAATCAAAGAGTTTCTGGGTCTCATCTGTTCCAATATAAATTCTTTTTCCTTTTCTTGATTTTGGACTAGCCACACTACTTTTGATTCCGAAGTTTTTGAACAAAGCATTTCTCAATAAATCTATATCTTTATCGTTAAACGCATCAGTACAAAACATTGCAAAAGCATTTCTGGTTTTTAATCTTTTTGTTATGGAAACATAGGAACTTGTCCCATCATCCATAAACCAATAAGCTAACCCTCTTACTGTCAGTAATTCTTCAATATTTTGAGGAACTCCTTTTATACCGTCATTTACAAATAGCTTATAAATGTCCATTAATTCAAAAGAAGACAATGAGTTAAAATAAACTGTAGTATATTCTCCACTTTTCTGTTTTCTCGGTGGAGTACCACACATATCTTTAAATATGCCATAAAGGTGATTGACATAATCTTCTTGTTTTATAGACTGACCTATATTAAATCTTGCTGTTTTTTCTGATACTTTAGAGATGCTTCCATCTCCCAACAATTTTCCTATTAAAATTTCTTGCTGTAAGCTATTCATTAATGTATCCTGCCTTCTCACATGATTACCTTATCAGTGAACAACTCTGACTTAGGCTTCCATGTTTTCACGTTATTTTTCAAGACGACTTACGCCGCCAAGTCCCCACAATAAGGATGTACGAAGCAAATGTAATAATTGCCACCAATTTTCGGTGCATTGTTAGTTGACAGAATTTCAACAGCATCTTTAATAGTTGCTACTGATAATTCATTTGCACCTGTGGCAATATCACCTCTTGCAGAAATTTTAGCCGCATCTTTTTTACGTCCAAAAATTTTAGAAGTGCCTACATCACCTGTGCAAGCAGTATCTCTCAATTCACATTCGATTGCGTGACCAATATTTCTGCCCAGCAATTTTAAGCTGTTAGCCATTTGGTCAACAAAGGAGAACTGTAAAGATAATGAAGTAATTGCTGTTGCAGTACCATGCTCTGTAACAACAATTTCTTTCATTGTAGAGCTTAAAGTTTGAGATTTAATTCTCTCACCTTCAAGCAATTCTGGCGGCAACTCTAAGTTTTTGTAAGTCAACATTTTTATAGTATTGCCAGGTTGAGTCATTAACTCAGTTTTTACAGCCGCAAACTGATAAAATCTCATAACTGGTTCAGCTTGATAGTCTAATTCTTTAGAATACACAGGTTTTAATTCGTTAATTAAGCGAATCGCATTACCTGCGGCTAATTCAGTACCACCCTCACGAATAATTGTATTAATATCATTCGCTGTTGGGAATTTTGGTGTTTGGTTTTCAGCCATTTAAAAAATCACTCCTATTAAAATTTACGATTTCCTGAATCTCCAAATATTACTTTTCGCAAAGCTTCGTAAGTTTGATTATCCATGTCTCTGACAGATGCTAAAGCATCTTTATTTTTTGATTCAAAGATATTATTCATATCTGGTGTCGGTAATCCCAGATTTGGTTTATATTTCTCTTTGACTTTATCTTGCAAAGCTTTTGCTTTTGCATATGTACTATCAATTTCTTCCTTAGTAGAACCTATTACTAAGTCTTTGAAATCTTCGTCAATATCACTTAATTTAGAAGCTTTATATGCTTCCACTTCTTGTGATTGTTTGTAAGCTTCAAATTCAGCTCTAGCTTTTTCTACCTCTGCTTTTAATTCATCCCGCTCTTTTGTGAGAGCTTCCAATTCTTCTTTACCCAAAGATTGTCCCTCCTGTTTTGCTTTTTCAATCAAGTCTTTAAGCCGTGTTATCTCTTTATCTCTTTCTGCTACAGTATCTTCAAGTCCATTGGATTTTAAAATCTCAGCATTAAGCTTTTCACTTTTAATTTTTAGCTCACCTTTTAATTTCTCAATCTCAGGATACAGTTTTGCTTTTTCCTGCTCCCTCGCTTTGGACAATAACGCATCTATATCTACTTGTGTTTGTGTGTTCTGCGCTGGTGCAGGTTCTTGACCAGTCACTTGTGTACCCTTTTCTTCTTCTGACATTAATTCTTCCTCCTAATAAATAACAATTACTTACCTTGTGGTTTCATTGAAACCTTTGTACCATTGGTAGGCATCCTGTTAGCAGGTTTTTTGTCAACCTGCAACTTTACTGCTGGGGTAATATTTGTATTAGCATTTGATGGCTTCATATATTTCTCCGCTGACACTCTACCACCTCCTTCTTTTATAAAGTATCTATGTTATACCTTTTTTGAAGGTTAGGTTTTCTCTAATCCAGTAAAGGGTTTTTTATCTTCGCCCTCTCTATTAGTTCCAACCTTATTTTTAAAATCTATCTGTGGATTAGCATTACTCTCTGTGGGTACTTCTTCCACTTCTGGTTCTAACATTACTGAACCATCGGCAGGATTTACTAATCTGTTTCCTGCTGGCATACTTAAAGGAGCAATACCATAATATAATGGATTTTCCTTACTATCTTTATCAATCTCTTTTAACAATGCTTGTGGAGAATCTTTTTTAAGTCTTTCTAAAGCATTTTCTCTGCTCTCTAATCCAGCTTTCATTTCTTGCTGAATTTGACTCAATTCTTGAACCATATCTCGGGGCAAAATATCTCCAAAAACAACTCTATGAGTAAATAATTTAAACCTATCTGACTCTTTTACAGAAATCATCTTTTCTTTTAAACCAATTAATAGAATGATTTTATTCACAAGTTGAACAGAAGCTCCTGTCATTACTTGTTTTGTCTTTATTAAATCTATTAAAGGCATAAAAGCTATTTGAAAAGCTGTTCCACTTAAATTTGCAGGCGGTGCTTCTCCACCTATAGCTAATTTAGGCATATTAGCAATCTCAAACATATTAGTTTTAGTGTTACCAATATAACTTATGCTTGCACCTAAATCTCCTTGCAGTTCCAAATTGAACACTTTAGCATCTTTAGGCAATCCACCCCAAACGTTATTTGCGCCTCTTTCAAGATTAGCTATTCTTGCACCAGTAATAATTGTTGTTGGTGCGGCATGATAAGTTAATATTTCAGAAACATCAGAACATTTAGCGTTTAACTCTAAGTTTAATGGTATAATATCTTCTAAGTCAGATAAACCAAAATTAGAGCCAGACAAGGGTAAATTTCTAAAATGTACGATTGGAATAATCCCATATGGGTTAGGAATAACCACATCATCTTTTCCATCTTCTTGTTTCCTTACCTCGTCTTTAGTATAAATATATTTAATTGTAATTGTTTTTTTACCAGTAAATAAAGCTGGTTCTCTCTCAACATTATAAATAATAGACACCGACTCTAAAGCATCGGGAGAACCATTATACCCATCTTTATATTTGGGAAAAACAATACTTGAAGGGATACTAAATAAACGTATTCTTCCTTTAGGATACATTCCAAAAGGGTCGTTAATTTCGCTAGGACTTTCATAATGAACATGAATATAAGCATCTCCTGTAACAGATTTGCACTGCCCAACATTCATCATTAGCTCCGAGCCATTATTGTCATCCCATATTCCGTTTACAAAACTTTGTATATCTTTTTCAAACTCTTTATCAAATTTAAAAGTAAAACCACCATTAAATTCAGTGCTAACATATTTATTTACAAAACGTCTGCACCAATTTTGAGTGGTTTGTGGTGAATCTTCGCTAGTGGCGATATAATCAAAATGATACCCTAAAAAGAAATTCCAAAACTTCTCATATTCAGCAAGCCTTGCAAGGTCTGCTTCTCCTAAATAAGAAGTTTTATCATTCAGTCTAACAAATGGTTCTACCATTTTTGTTAAAAGTGAACGATAACCTGATACCAAATCCAAACTATCACCACCTTCTTCTTAATCTTTGATTTAATCTATTTGTGAAATGATAGCTACTAGAATTTGTTTTAAAGAACTCATTTTCTGTAACTAATTCTGGTGCTCCCATTTCCGTTTTTAATCCCCACACCATTAATGCGGCACTAAAAGGGTAATCATCGTGCTTATTTCTTTCTTTTGGATGTCGCACTACCAAATGATTATTTTGGTACTCTTTTTGCAATTCCAAAAACTGCTCTTGAAATTTTTTAAATTCTACTGTTTCGGCAGTTTTAGGAGAAGCTGGATAATGGAAGCAATTAGCTTTTAAGTAAGCATCAAAATATTTCATTAATGCAGATTTTGAAGGAACTGTAAACACAAAAGGCACAACAGGACATTTTAAATTAGCCGCAAGTCTATCAACAACTGGCGCACCTACTCCTGTTCCATCTACTACAATACCTTTAACTGTAAAATTCTTCAAGAAATCCATTATCTTATAATACTGCTCTTCATAATTGTCTCCAACTATTTCTAACCAGTCTAAAATTCTCACATCATATAAAACATAGTCAGGAACTCCTGCTTCTGTTGCTTGCTCTACTATTATAGGATTTGTATAATCTGGAAGTCCCACTGTTACTACTGTGCTGTCCTGTGACTTACCTATATCAATTCCTACTATGCACTGAGTATCATAACATATATATTCTCTATCTTTATCTTTCATTGCTATAGGTTCTTCAATGAACTTATTGGCATCTATAAACATTCCATATTGGAACATCCATTTTAATTTATAACTCATTTGATATTCTTCGCTATTTTCCCCTAAAATCATTTTAGCTGATTCTAAAGTCTTAGCATAATGTGGATTAGCTTTTACTACCACATCACAATCAAATTCAAAATGGCTTTTTAATCTTATTTCCTCATTTTCCCAGCGTTTTTTATTTAACTGAATAGTGTCATAAAAAAAGTTCTTGCTAATATTAGGTGTTCCAATTAAAATCTTTGTTCCATTATAAAATGAAACTGTTGGGAAAATAGACTTTTTAAATTTAAAATTACTAATATCCTGTGCTTCATCACATATTAAAATATGGTATGAACCACCTTCTATATTTGAACCCTCACTTGCACTTTTGCAAGTAACGGTAGATTTTATATTTAAGTTGTTAAACTCTAATGTTATCTTTTCACCATTAAATGTTCCGAACCTTACATTAAAATCAGGATTTGTTAATACTTCTAATGCAGAAGAACAAGAAACACAATCTTTTATGTTTTCAAATATAATCTGTGATTGCGCTTTTGTTGGAGCAAAGATTCCTACCATTACACCATCTTTAAATAATCTAAATCTTTTATCATCAGAGAACATTGGCATATTTGCCAATATTGGAAGAAAAATAATTAAGCCTGAAACAGTATTACTAACTGTAAAGCTCTTTCCACTCTGACGAGACATTAAAGCTGTTAAAGTCTCAGAATCATTTTCTATTACTGCTCTTATAATTCTCTTGCTGAAATGTGCTTGATACGAAAACATTTCTTTGCCTGACAAAAGATAGCAAAAATCAAAAATTTTATTAACTAATTCTGTAGTCGAAAACATATCTTGTGCCATAAATACCTCTATCTAAAAATAAATAAACCTAGTAAAGAATACTAGGTTTATTATAATATATAGGTTAATGTCTCCCTATAATCCAATATCCATTTTTGCTTCTAAAAGTTAATCGTTTGCCTGTTTCACGTTCTTTTTGCTGTAACTTATCATATTCACGCTTTGAAATGCGTTTCATACTATTTCATCACTCTTTTCATTGTGTTCTTATTATACCATAAATTTATAGATTTGTCAATAGATTTTTTAAAAATATTTTAATTTTTTATTCTTTTTTTGACATTAAATGAATAAATTCATCATCTGTCCATAAAAATATTTTCTTTTTCCGCTCTCCACGCATCTCTGCAACATAACAGCCAGGAATCCCAACTCTATATCCTTTTGTTTTAGCATATGATGGATATACTTGGAAAGTTCCCCCCCAAACCTCATACGTAATTTCTGGTCTAGGCTCTTTAGTGAATTTATTATGCTCTATTACTACTCGTTCTTTTTTATATCGTTGGTGATGATGCTCACGCCATATAACAGTAGCATTTATCCAATCCCAAACACCATCTCTTTTTGGTGCTTGATGTTGAACAAAATGAATATAACAATTACTGCCTACATTAAAATAGAGAAAACAAAACTCTGCCATATAAATTTCAGGCTTACCTATCAATGTTGCTAACATAAGTTCAGGAGTAAAATATGAATCATGTTTCCTTCTTCCTGCCCAATGGTTTCCATCTATAATGTATAAAATCCTATCAGCATATGGCTTCATTATTTCCGCTAATTCATATACCTGTCTATCTCCTATTGACCATTCTTCTGTTACATCAGATTTAGAAAGCTTTGTTGCACCATTACCCGCATCTCCACCTATACCAACATACATATTAGGAATTGACATCAGATAATTAAATGTTTCTATAAACAACTCTCTGTTACATAATCCCCAATGAATATCAGAAAGATTTGTAAAATAAGCCACTTCTTCATCTGTTCTAAAGGTTACGATATGTTTTCGTAAATCCTCAAATATTATATCTTCTTTACGCTTCAAGTTATATCTCCTTGCAAACATTCTTTGGCGGGTTTATCTTCTCTAAATCTAATGAATCTTGGGTTAATTAAAGTAACTACTCTACCATCTTTGCTTATCAAAGAATTCTGATACTGTATTTCCACAACTTTACCTACGTATGAATCTTTTCCATTCTCTTTTATTTCTGCCTTTAATTCATCTGATAAATTACTTGCAGTACAAACATAAACTAACTTACCATCTTTATAAGCTCCACAGGTTACTCCACCTACCCACTTATTATAATACGATTTTGTTACTGGAACTCTCGTTCCAAAACTAGTTGTTTCCCAATATTTCCACTTTAATAGTAATTCTTCATCACTTAATTTACCACTGTAAAGACTTGAAGGTGGTTCAAATCCCATAATAACTAAATCTGCTGTTTTCGTGCTCTTATACTTCAAAAAGTTACCACTCCTTTTTTCTACATAAGGAGCAAAAATATCTTTTAATACTAGCCCCTCTTTCCCGCAAGACCAAAAGAACGTTAAAAGGTCTGCGAAAGATTTAGTAGGTTTTCTAATATCTTGGGTCAACTCAAAAATTGCACCTTGCGTTTTACAGTTCTCTATAAAATAAATTGGAACTATTTTGATATACTCACTAAACATATATCTAATATTGTCCAAGAGTTTTAAACGCTCAATAAGCGGTAAGCTTTTTACCTCTTTCCCATTGTAATAAATAATGTCAAATACTTTATAAGTTAAATAACCATTTTCTTCTTGAAATGCTATAGCATTTTCAGGTGTTGCTCCTATAACTCTCTGTACTTCAAAGAAGTGGGAATCATCTCCAAAAACTAACTCACCATCTAAAACTGTTCCTGTCAGTGTATGCAAATCAAAGTCTCTTAAATGTGGCAATTTATCTGTTGCTTCGTCTCTTTGTCCTGTCTTCTTAGAAAAGCCACGCAACATTATTCTATTAAACTCTGTCCCTATGTGCATACACGCTCTATGCCCATCTAACTTCTCTTGTGCTATATAAAAACCTTCTGTGCTTTCAAGCTCTTTGAATGTTCCTACTTTACAAGTCTGAGGAGTTACATCAACCATTCCAACACCTCTTTTACAACAACTTCTCGAATATATTTTTCATATTCTTCCATAGTTTCAAAATCATTACAGATAGTCACATCAAAAGATGAAAAATCATCTAGCTCTGTTTCACTAGCACTTAAAGACTGCTTTAAAGTTAAACCGTTTCTAAATAATTGATGTTCTCTTTCTACTCTAATAACCAAAGGAGAAAATTCTTTCATTTCCATTATTTCATTTTCGTAACGACAATCAGCAACAATATAAACAGAATTAGAAGAAAGACTTGGACTATCTCTCTCTACTCCTTTTATTGCAGACTTTAAGCAATCTACCCAATAATTTTGATTATATTTTCTTACAGATTCACCAATATCTATTAATAATTGCCGACCTTTTTCATCTTTTTTACCATCCCATTTAAAAACTGTTTCGCAAATATACTTCAAGCTATCAGCATAATGAGTAATTAATACATCTTTGCCCTGTTCTTTTAAATAATCCTTTAATACCCTTGCTAAAGTATCTTTTCCGCTTCTGGCTTTCCCACTTATTAAAATAACTTTTTTTGACATTTTAATACCACCTAATAATTATTTTGTTTGTTTAGTTTTTAAATCATCATAAGCATCATATCTTAATTTTGTGTATTTAGTATGCTTGACCCTATCTTCACACTCTTTTTGTTTGCCTTTATTAAAATTTCGGTAGTCAACGGTTAAATACAATTATGTTATCGCTAGGCTTTTTATCCTAACTTCTTACGGTTTCCCATAAGTTCGGCGTACATTTTTACCCTCAACTTTACTTGTTAGGGTATCGGACACTCTTGGCAGGATTATATTTATTCACCTGCTACGCTCTACAGTAGCTATCAGCCTTTCGCTATCTAATAACTTACCTCGGTATTCCCTTAATTTTTTTAAACTTATCACATTTCTTAAGTATTGTCAAGTAAAAATTTTAGGGTTCACCGATTTTGCCCAATAATTATATTTACAATTTCTTGTAAATACGGCTATTCAATAACCTGTAACCCTTCTTAAACGTAAAATATTATTGCTTCCGCAATTCGGGCAAACACTTGGGATATCACTCTGTAATCCGCAATCATGGCAAACATCAATAGGAAAATTATAAGCTAAATAGGGAACATCTATAGACATTGCGTAATCCATAATATCCTCTACCGCTTGTTCATTTTTCATTGCATCTGCTTCAAACTCAATATAAGTAATACAGCCTGCCGTGGGGTATTTACAGAATTTAGCTTCAATATCTAATTTTTCAAAAATAGATGCTTGTTGCCAAACTGGAACATGATGTGAATTAGTTATATATTCCCTATCTGTAACATTAGGTATTACTCCAAACTCTTTCTTTAAAGCCAAAGCATATTTATATGCCAATGTTTCAGCAGGAGTAGCATAACAAGAGAAATTCAAATTATGCTTTTCACTTGCTTCAACCGTTCTTTGATAAATATGCTCAACAACTTTCAAAGCAAAATCCAAACTCTCTTTAGACTCATAATGGTCTGCACCAAACAGTGCTTGACACATTTCAGCAATACCAATATATCCAAATCCTAATGTAAAATGCTTTAATGTTTCATAAATGCCTTTTTCTCTTGCCAATTTTGCATCAGCAACAATATTATTGTTATACATAAACGGAGCGGCTTTTACACTCTGCTTACACATATAAAAGAATCTCTCTATTAAGCTCTTTTCTGTTAAATCTAATACTTCATCAAGCTCTTTCCAAAATCCTTCTAAATCTAATGGTTTGCCTAAGCAAATGCCATGTTTTATTCCAATTCTAGGTAAATTAATAGTTACAGGGCAAGCATTACCTCTACCGTCTTTCTTATACCCCATTCCATGTCTATCTTTACCTATCAGGGTTCTACACGTATTCTCCACTATCGCTAGTGGTACTGACTATATTATCTGTTTAAAAACAGCCCTCCGCTTCGGATACGGTGTCTATCTCCGTCCCTACGCCGCTACACTCATCACGGCTAGTCGATACACTTTGTTCATCACAATATATGAACCTTAGCACGGTCTCAACTCAAAGAGTCCTAACCGTTAGCAACCTACTGGTCACACCGCCTGACGGCGTTCAAAGGGTTTTAAATGGGCTAAGTTCCACTTACCCATTGTAGCCATTTCTTCATCAATGTTTGAAGCAGGATTTTTACTCCAATCGCAATTTACAACGTTTGGATATATCCTTTTGCTTAAACTCTTTATGGCTAATTTTTTTAAATCATAATTAGGAGTTCCCTCTTTATCATTAACCCCTTTTTTGTATTGAAAAATACTTATTGGAAAAATTGGGGTTAAATGATTTTTGCCTATTCCCTCAATAGAAGCATTTAATAACCATTTTGTTACTAATCTTCCTTCTGGTGTTATATCTAAACCATAATTAATTGAAGTAAAAGGTAATTGACTACCAGGGCGACTCTCTAAGGTATTTAAATTATGATACATTGCTTCTGCGCTCTGCTTTCCTTCACGCTCTAACATATCATTAGCATATTCATATGCCTTTTCATATTTCTTAAAAACATCGTTATCTATGTGTATATTCTCTTCATTGTTTTTTAAGAAACCTAAAAAATATTCCAATTCTTTATCTATTTCTTTTTGCTCTATATATTTCATACCATTTTTAAAATGTTTTACAAAACTCTTCTTTACAAATGGTGCTAAGTCTCTATCTATATGTGCAGAAGCTATTCCACCAAACTGACACTGACTTTGAGCTTGAAATATTACAGCTACTAATTGACAAGCAGTGCTAAAACTTCCTGCTCCTCTTACATCACCATTTCTTGTAATAAAACCATTTGTTAATAATGGTACTAAATCTGCAAACAAGCAGTTCCCAGTTACTATACCATTAGGAAGCACAAAAGAATGAGCTTCTTCTACGTCTAAGCACCAAACCACATCTTCTCGATAAGGTGTAATAGACTCTACTGTGAAGTAATTAACATTATTATTGGAAATAAAAGAAAACTGTTTTGTAAAACCTCTTATTCCAAAATTTGTTGTTTGACCAGTTAAATCTTTCTCCCTTAAAATATATTTTCCAAAACAAGGACAATAATTTTTAATGAAACTAATTAGTTCTTTATTTGTAGTCAACAACATAGTGTTTGTGCCTTTTCTATTACCATCTGCACAGTATAACCCATCAAACAAGGCAGACATTTCTTTTAATGTTAAACTCTCCAAATTAGGAACTTCTTTTACAAAACCTATTACACTACTAAAAGTTAATTCAATATCTCCGTTTTCCAACAATCGTTTTGAATGTTTGAGGGCATTAAATCTATCAGCATATTTAATTTTATGCCCACAAAGACGTAATCTTACAAATCTTTTATCCTCTATTTTTTTACCCCTTGACCATCTATGATTATTACATCCATCACCTAAAACGAAACCTAAACACCAATAATATTTTTCTTCTTCATTTGCTAACTCAAAATCAAAAATAGAAAACGTTGGCGGTCTTAATAATGAATCCCCTACAGCCAAATTAGAAGTAACACTGCCATCCTTTAATAACCATCTATGATTTTGTGTAGCATGAACAATTTGCTTACCTTTATTTCTAGTAAACACTATCTCATATAAAAGCTGTTTACCAAAACTTCTTACTATCGCCTTTTTATACTCACCATTAGGGGTTAAAACATTAACAACATCTCCATCTTGGAAATCTAAAAAAGACTTTACTCCCTTATCAGTAATAAATTTCGTCTCTCTTGCTAAACAGTTTTGCATCCCAACACTATAACTATCTAAATCGTGAATATAGATTCTTGCCTCTTTATGTGCTTTGGCTACATCACTTGACATTAAATCATTTAACGCAATATCTTTATGTATTACTGCGGCACTTTCAAATTTTCTGCCACCAAAACTTTCTTCATCTACATTTGCATTTTGATTCATCACATTTGTACATTCTATTTTACTTAATATTTCTTTTCTTAACGCAGAATCTCTTTCCCGCTCTCTGTTTCTCTTTTCTCTATATAAAATAAATTCTTTTGCTACATTTTTAAAATTTGATGCCATTAACTCTTTTTCAATCATATCTTGAATAAATTCAACTTCTGGAATACTTTCTGCTGTCTCTTTAATCTTCGCTTCTATCTTGTTTGCTAACCTTACTTCTTTTCCTTCCAACATTCCTAAACTTTTAAAAGCTTTTAGAATCGCATTAACAATTTTAGAAGAATCATAATCTACAATTCTTCCATCCCGCTTTTTCACCTTAGTAATCACTTTGAACACTCCTTATAACAAACACTTCCTTTGCAAATAAATTATTTTGTTTTTTACAGTTATAACAGTGTTTTTTATAAAGTTTATTGCATATAAACAAAAATAGCTAGGGCTTTCCCTAACTATTCAATTTTTAAAATGGAGCTAGTGGCAGGAATTGAACCCGCAACCCACGGCTTACAAAGCCGTTGCTCTACCTATTGAGCTACACTAGCATGGTATGCCTCTCCGAATCGAACGGACTCTGCTGGGCTTCAACCAGCCGCTTTAACCAACTAAGCTAAAGGCATGTATGGTGACATATGGGAGAATTGAACTCGCCATCCCAACATTGAAAGTGTTGTGTCCTAGCCATTAGACTAATATGCCATTTTGGTGTCCTATCTCAGATTCGAACTGAGACTGTACGGATTTTAAGTCCGTTCCCTCTGCCGATTGGGGTAATAGGACATGGTTGAGGTGAATGGAATTGAACCATTATTTCTGCGTTATCAACACAGCATACTAACCATTGTATTACACCTCAATATGGATGCCAGAGCAGGGCTCGAACCTGCACTTAACAGAGTCAAAGTCTGCTGTGTTACCATTACACTATCTGGCATTATAAGAGCTTAACTTCTTTGTTGTGGTTACTAACCACTTCATTCTTTACTCTAATTTATAAAATAGCTTGATTGGCACTTTCTTCTTCGGCTCTATACCTAGCTGTAAATTAGCTCAGTGCGAACTGATAAAGCCTCGGCATATACTTATACAGTTAAATATATACTATCAATGGCTAACTTCTGTCTCTATGAACAAAAGGCGTGAGTTTTTTAAAGTCCCTAGCAGACCAATGTGTCAGATTTTTCTGTTGCTGACCCAACTTAATGCGCCCTAAGTCACTAATGGTTATCTAGACTCACTATTTTATTTTAACCCCAAGCTATTATAATCTATTTGGTTTCCCATGCAGGAATCGAACCCACCTTAAACAAGCTTATGAGGCTTGCGAGAACACCTTGCCTCCCACCCGCAATCTAATCTAATGCCAGAGCATTTGCTAGCTTTACTCTGGCAAATTAAAAGGATTTTTTTAGACGATGCCATTACGACAGCGGAAATCCGCATCCTCCACTTTGCGCTAGGGAGTGCCCTATCCTTTTATAGTCTTTGGTCTTTGTGGCAGGATTTGAACCTGCGACCCTTCGCTCCCAAAGCGAATGCGCTACCAAACTGCGCCACACAAAGATTGGTTGAGGGTACTGGAATCGAACCAATATTAAGCAATTATAAGTTGCCTAGTCTACCGTTGACTTAACCCTCCATTGGCACTTAGGGTTGGACTCGAACCAACAACTACCGCTTTAACAGAGCGGGATTCTACCATTGAACTACCTAAGTATGGCGAGCCGTGAAGGAATCGAACCCCCATTAATGGTTTTGGAGACCACTGTTCTACCGTTAAACTAACAGCCCATTGGAGCGGTAAACGAGAATCGAACTCGTAACATTAGCTTGGAAGGCTAAAGTTTTACCCTTAAACTATTACCGCACTATATCTATATTATATCACATTTTTGCGTGTTTGTCAAGCATTATTTTTTTTTATTGGAGAGTCAGCACGGAGTTGAACCGTGAATTTTAACGGTTTTGCAGACCGTTTCCTTACCCCAAGAATACACTGACTCATGTGGAGGAGGACATGGGACTCGAACCCACAAACGACTTTAATCGCACGTCAGTTTTCAAGACTGATGCCTTACCATTAGGCTAATCCTCCATAGACCGCCAGCCTGGTAAGCTGTAGCGGTCACATCTGTTTTTTGTTTAGTGATTCAAGCACTGTAAATCAACACCCTGATGGCGGGAGGGTATCGAATAAGGTCAGTGCATAACCTTCATCTCGTAGTAACCTTTATCGCTGGTTAATTCGCCCTTTCGCTTTCTGCTCTAGCTACGTCTATGGAGCATAGGATAAGCAATAACCTAATCTATAGTCACCCTTTTTTAAGAGTTTCCCATTCTTGTTTATAGCTTGCTACCTTCTCGCATTCTTTACTGTAAAGTGTATCAAGAGATAACATAAGTCTTGCATGAGCCTGCAAGCAAGAATGCAATGATTTCAAGCTTTCTTTATGATATTTTAAAAGCAGTTTTTTTCGAGCCAATGCTTTGCCTTTTTCTTCATCAAACACATCTGCTCCATGAACTCTTGTTGTTGCACTCAATGTATCAGGAATTACAGAAGCATTAAAAGTATACCAAGCACCTGCACCTTTTGCAAGTCTATCAGCTTTACGTACAACATCTCCACGACAATTGGTTGCAATAGCAGTTACTGTCCCTTTTTCTTTGTTTACTACATACTTAATCTTATCCATTCGAATTCTCCTTTGTTTTTTATTATGTATATATTATACCACACTTTTTTCCTTTTGTCAAGTATTATTTTTAATTTCCTGTAGAACCAAAACCACCAGCACGTTCATCTGTTGTATCATCATAATCTACTTTATCATATGATGAAATAATTCCTTGAACAATTCTTTCACCTGCTTTTAATACTACAGGCTCATCTCCAAAATTTATGACTGCCGCAAAAATCTCTCCATCATTTGTTTTATTGCCAAAATAATCAGCATCTATAACACCTACTGTGTTGCCTAATGCGAGGTTTCTTTTGCACAAAGAACTTCTTGGTGCCATAAGTAAAAATTTATCTGATTCAAGCCTTGCTTTTACTCCCAATGACACTAAAGTAGGCGTAAGAGAAATTCTTACTTGTCCATCTTTTAAAGAATAAACAGGAGGAATTTCTGTATCCCTATAACAGTACATATCATAACCAGCACTTCTTGCCGTCTTTCTTGTCGGCAATTTTGCATCTTTGTAAATTCTTTCAAATCTCTGCATTTACTGCTCCTTTATCAACTGCACAGTAACATTTCTTCTGCCGAATTTATATGCCTGCGCTTTTGTTGGAAAATAAATATCTATTCTATTGCCTACAATAGCTCCACCAGTATCTTTAACCTCGTAGTAACCACTGTATTCACCAGCAATAATATAAACTCTGCTGTGCATGGGCAACACGCTTGTATCTGCGGCTATAATTCCCTCTCTTACGAATTCACCAGAAGCAGTTCTGCCGTAATCTGGGTGCCAAGAAGGTCTTCCACATTCATCTTCTGCCGCTGTGTAAGCTGTTGCTGCCATATCATAAGAAATAATTTTTGGCGGTTTAAGTTCATACTCTACTTTTATTTCCGAAGCATCAACTCTTGGTGTTGAATTTGATTTGTCTATTGGCAGAACCAAAAAGAGCATCAGAAGTAGTGTTATTGAAACACTTATTAGCTTCTTAATAAAACCACCTCTATTCACATCTATATTTTGACCCACATACTTGACAGATATATTTATCGTTATCTACCCTACAACGCTCGCCACAGCAAAAAACATCTCCGTCAAGTAAGTATGGGTCTTTTTCAAAATGCTGAACTCCATCGGAATCAACCCAAAACTGTTTAGGAGTGCTATCACCCGCACCTGTTATGGATGACTTAATCTGTTCAAGCATTAAGATACAAGCATCAATTTGTTCTAAAGCTAATTCTTTATTCATTCTACCACCAACTTTGCAATTTTTATTACATTATACCACACTTTTAATTAATTGTCAACACCTTTAAAGCATTCTGGTGTTAAATCGTAACTTACCTTATCACACAATTCTATTTTTTCACCTATGAACAATGCCTGTGCATAACATTGAATAGCCATTGATAAATTGACTTCGTAATTCTCTTTTTCACTTTCCTCAGAAAGTTTCTTTAAAAATTTATCAGCACTTGCTAACATAGCATCTTGCGCTTTTGTAAAAATACCCCTAATTATTAAAACCTCTCCTGCATTTTTTTCTGCAAGAAATTTAAACAAGTCATATAACGGTAAATCTACAATGTCTTCTTCTTTCATTTCTACACCTCATTTCAGAATGTATTAACATTATACCATAATTTTTAGCGTTTGTCAACACTTTTTTGCAAAAAAATTTAACTAAAAATAATTCACAAAGATTTCACAAATTTCTCTAAAAAATCTATTGACAAATCTTCATTTTTGTGCTACCCTATATAATTATTATTAATATAATAATATAATATTATTAAATATATATATAGAGACAATATATAACGTAGTTATATATTGTTTCTTTCTTTGCTTCTTTCTTTCTTAAAGCATATTTTTTTAAAAAATTTTAAAAAACACTTGACAAAAAGAAAAAAATGTGGTATAATAGTATTACAATCAAAAAGAAAGGGAGTAAAAAACATGGTAACAACAATAAAAAGAACTTATCTAGATAATGAAAACTATTATTGTGATGAATTTATTAAATCAAGAAAATATTATAATATGTCTTATTATGCCGCACTTAATTTTGATTATATTACTAGAAACTTTTGTCCCAAAGTTTTAGGAATGAAAAATAATTCAAAGTGCTGTGAAGATAAGGATTGTACGTCTTGTTGGAATAAAGCAATATTAAATCATAAGAAAAATCAAAGGAGAGAATAATGATTTGGGTAATAGCTGATACTCATTTTGGGCATCAAGAAATTAAAAAATTATGCAATAGACCCGATGATTATGAATTGCAAATCATTACTAACTGGAATGATTTAGTTGCAGAGGAAGATACTGTTATTTGCTTAGGAGATATTGCTTGGTCAATAGTAGATTTAAGAATCTTTAAAGAATTAAAAGGGAAGAAAATATTGACATTAGGAAATCACGATATTTTCTCCAAAAAAATATATCAAAAATATTTTGATATTATTTGCAAAGAATACCCTTTAAAATATCAAGGGATAAATTTTATATTTAGCCATGAACCTAAAATTTTTCATCACTATGATGTTAATGTTCATGGGCATTTACATAATTCAGCTAAAATAGAGTCTGTTTGCAGACATTTTAACGTATCCCTAGAGGAAATGGGATATAGAGTAATTCCTCTTAGTGAAATTGCAAGAGAGGTATGTTGGAAAGGAATTTAAAATGACTAATAAAGAATTGCTTGATACAAAAATTCAAAATGTAAAGAAAGCTCATAAAGAGCTTAGAGATGTTATTAAAAAAATGACTGATGAAGAATTAACGGAATTTAAAGATAAACTGCAAGAAATAAAAGAAGACCTTGAAGATACTCTTGATAATATCAAAGAATTTAGAGAAGGATTTATTGCAAAATATGGCGTAAACTTATGGAGATTTTTAATCACTTTAGGCGTTATTGCTATTCTTGCAATCATTTTTTAATGCGTAAATTATTAGACCATGATTGTTGCAAATATTTAAAAATGCAATATACAGAAACATTAGAAGAGTATAAAATCAAGGTAGTATGTACTAAATGTGGTAGGACAGAAGAACGTATTTTTCTAAAAAAGAATTGTCCACCAGAAATGATTTTAGGAGATATATTTGAAAAATGGCTTGAACAATTTATAATTGAAAATTTTAAATTTCAGATTGTTTATTGTGATTCTTACGCAATTCCATATTCAATAGTAAGACAGGTTTTTTATTGGGAAAAGTTTTTAGGGCAATACCATCCTGTTTATAAATATCATGTATTAAACAAGGATAAAGAGATTATAAAAACCTTTAGAAATGCTGATGAAGCAGTTGAATACGCAAAAAAACTCAGTTTTGTAGAACCCTTATTAAATTGTCCATTTTTGCAGAAATTAGAAAAGCTAACATAGAAGGAGATAATTATGAAAGTAGGAGACACAGTATACTTAAAAGATACTACACAATGCCCAGTAGTCTTATTTAATGCAAGCGTTCCTTATATAGTTCCTGTTACCTCCGATACGCCTTTAGAGGTAATTAGTATAAATTATCCAAAAATAAGAGTTAGCTATACTGATTTTAAACCTAAATTTATTTCAAGTAGGAAGCCTTTACACCCATATCAAATGAATAAAAAAGCTATACTTGACTTAGATATAAAAGATATAAAAACTTGTTGGATAACACCTTGACAAAATCACCTTTTCGTGTTATAATAAGAGCATAGAAAAGGTGATTTTTATTTAGAAAGGATTTGATATTATGAAACAAACGCAGAAAAGAGACTCAGCAGATGATTTTGTATCAGGTTTAGGTTGGTTATGTTTATTTATTTTTGCTTTCCCAATTATGCTTCCGTTGGTTATTATTGGAGCTATTGTTAATATAGGTCCGAATAAACCTTTATTTCATAGCAAATTGTGGAGAAATCAATATAAAAAATAGAGGTGATTGATTATAAACGGCTTCAAATTGTTTCGCAAAACAGCTACTAAGCTTATAGCTTTCGCTCTACTTTTTACTACAATGTATTGTGCATCTATTGGTGCTGTATTATTAGCAATAACAGCTATTGTAAGTTTATTTTAGGAGGAAAATTATGGAATATTTATTGAAATTAAAAGATGGTTATTTACGTGATATTGAATCAGACGAAGAAAGATATGGAGGATGTCCTACTTGTGATTACGGTTCAGAGTATATTAACACCCTTACTCTAATTTGTTCTAAATGTGAACATACCATTTCAGTTTCTCAAATGTATGACTTTGTTTTGTCCTCAGGAACTGTAATGAAAGTATTTTTGCACAATTCAGAAGCACTCAAAGCAAGCACAGAAAAAGATTTAGGAAAACTTGTAAAAAAACTTTTTGAAAAAGAAACTGGTGAAACAAATTTTAAACTAGAAACGTGGTGGAAATAATGGTTTTATTTTATGTTGTAATTATGTTTATTTATTTTGGAATAGGCATTGCTTTTTCCGATTTTTTCTTAGAGATGCTTTATACTACAGGTTTTCGCAGAGCGGCTATAGTGACTTCTCTTATTGCTTATCTTATTATTTTCGCCGCTTTACTTTGCAAGATAGTTTTTATGCTAGGAGGAGTATAATGTACTTATATGAAAGCCATTTAGGGGGTTATTATACCTCAGAAGACGAAATACCTTATGAGGATTTGTACTGTGAGACTTGTGGAGATTCTGACCAATATTTATATTCTGGAACTGAGGAAGAAATCATTTCACAGTTTTATTATGATATAGATATTGCTTTACGTAACTATAATGCAGTTAGAGAAGCATTAGGGGAAAAATCACTAACACTTAAAGAGTTAGGTGAATTAAATGAAGTATCTTAATTATTGCCCCTATTGCATAAAAGCTAATTGTGAGCAGTGCAGACAGTTTAATATTACACAAGCTCCTTCTGAGTATTCACCACAACGATTTTATTATTCAACGAGGATTTATTATGATAAAAGTAAAATTAGCAGATGTAGTAGTACAAGTACACATTAGAGACGAATACTCATGGCAGAGAGTATTGTATTGTCCGTGGGTTAATTGTAAATATTATAATGATGCCAAATGCGCTTACAGAGATAATTATAAATGTAATTGTTGTAATTTTGTTTTTATGAATGGTCATACTTATTGCCAAAAATATACAAAGGAGTAAATGATGAAAGAACAAATATTAGACAGATTAGTATGTTTATTGAAATACTTTAAAGGTCTTGAACATGAAAATAATGAAAAAGAGTATGCCTATATTTTAAAAGGAACTATTAATGGCATTACTTATTCTATCAAAAATTTAGAGGATTTTTTTGAAAATGAGGAGTATTTAGCAAAAAACCGCCCCTTTAAACCTGAATATAATTCAACTTATTGGTATCTTGCGCCTTGTGGTGATTACTGTTCTAAGTGTTTTTTAGGAGATGCTAAAGATTTATTATTAATGGAGGCAGGTTTATGCTTCAAAACAAAAAGAGAAGCAATAGATAATAAAGAAAAAACTATAAAAATATGGAGTGACATAAAAGATAAGTATAAACAACAACTTGTAAAAGAGCATAAGCATGGAAGAATGAAGCCTTGTCCCTTCTGCGGCGGTGAAGGAAGACTACAAGCAGTAATCACAGAGTCTAGAATTAACCAAGATGATTATTTTGTAAAGTGCCGAGAATGTGGTGCTTCCACTATGAAATATTTTTCCGAACAGAAAGAAGCTATAGCGGCATGGAACAGACGGGACGGTGAAGAAAAAAATGCGTGAAATCTTATTCAGAGGTAAAAGGCTTGATAACGGAGAATGGTTCACAGGTCAACTGCTAAATTTTGAAGATGGCAGAGCAAGGATATGTGAACGCGGTACAGATATATTCTGTTATGAAAAAGATGAGAGTATCATTCAAACTGTAGCACACAGAGTTGACCCTGAAACAGTCGGACAATATACAGGCTTTGTTGACAAAAAAGGCAAGAAAATATTTGAGGGCGATATACTCAGTATCTACAACTCTAAAGCTTTTCTTTTCGCTGTAGAATGGAATAATCAATATGTTCTGAAATGCACTACTAACGGTGTGTCTGATAACATTTTTAATGTCATAGAATCACCAGAAGATGTAGAAGTTTTCGGAAATATCTACGATAATCCTGAGCTAATAAAGGACGGTAAATAGAAGTGGAAGAAGAACAATGTCCTTGTAATGATTGCTTTTTAAATGACTGTGATTACTGGGATAGTAGATACTGCTGTAGATATTGTCGTTGGCTACATGGTGAAGTTACGCCGAATTGTGAAGACTGTAACCCAATGGATATTTGAAAAAGGAGGCAAACAAATGAAATATACCAAAGTAATTAAACCTTCCTTAGATATGTTAATAGCAGAGATTGAAAAAAGATATGTTCCCTATGGATGGGAATAGTAAATGTCTTTCACGCTGATAAAAAATATTGTGCTGTCTTAACAGGTGGTAATAGACATCCAGATATAGAAGACCGATTCTTCTAAGCCTTTTTCAAGGCTTATTTTTTTTTTGAAAAAAAAATTCACTATTGTATTATTGCTTTTATTATTATTCTTGAAGTTACCCCAGATTTTTGTGAGATAAAAAATTTGTAAAAAAAAATTTGTAACTAGGCACACGGTTACAAAAACAGTAACCATTATGAAAACGGATGTATTTTCATGTGGTTACTGTTTCTTATTGATAATAGTTTCTAATAAACTTTACTTCATTAATAACAATATGTTCTTCTGTCAATAATATATCACAAGCTTTTATATTATATTGCTTAGTAAATATATTATCAATAAACACATCTAATATATAATACTTAACACTGTTATATACTACTAATGATTTTACATAAATAGCCATATTGTCTAATTGATAATATTTATCTATCACTCATAGGCTACCCCCCCCCACTATGCTATGTATTATAGCCCTATTGCTTTTAATAATACATTCGTCATATATTATTTATTCCTTATTGTAACAATGCTATCAGGCGTTTTATCTCTAAAGATATGTTCTTGATAATCTTCGCCCCTAAATTCTTGTGGATTATTATTCTTAAAGAATAAAGATAATCTATAGAAGTCAATAACATCGATATCATACTCTGCACGTGCCACATACCATTGCCCACAGTTATACAGATAGATATAATCGACAAAACATCCTACTATATTACGTAACATGGTTTTTAACGACTTAAATTTATATGCTTCGCTGTCTTCCTCCATGTAGGGCTCACCTAAATATGACATATCACCATCTTTAATAGTATCAAATATCTGTTGTTCAATCGTATCATTATTCTTATCCTTCATAGTCATATTAAGCAAATCACTTCCCAAACTGTCAGGGTATCCGTCCCAATTACACATGGCACCCCAATAGTAGTCATTGTGTTTAGTAATAATGTAAGCTGATGTACTCATTATATAGCCCCCTTTAATTTGTATAAACTGTAATAATATCGCCGTTATTAATATTTTTAAGCGTATACGCTCCGTAGTGTTCCTCTACTACTAGCACATTTTCATATGACATTAGCCGTTCTGCTGTAGCGTAGTTAATGCGTTCATCATTAAATTTGCTGAACCTTAATTCTGAAATTTCCATTTTTTAGCCTCCTAGTATATTTCATTTTTTATAGTGTAAAATCTATGCATTAAATGTTTATATTTATTTTCCCCCTTTGCATATTCTGCTAAATTCCAAAAATTAAATTTATAAATTTGTAAATAATTACTTTTTGAACAATATTCAAGCAATGCATCTACAAATTCAATATAAGCTAATATTCTATCTTTATCCACAGTGCTATTAAATATGCGAAATTCATATGTATTCTTATGTAAAGTATTTATAGCTAAATATTTATGCCGTACATTATCTTTCCCCCTTTTCACAATATTAATTTCTTCCTTAACAGATTTGCTATTAGGATAGTAGTCTTTATAATGCTCTAAATTATTCCCCGCATAACTGCATATATTGCACATCAATCTATCTGCAAATATTGTTACTTTTTCATAATGTTTACTAATAAATAACATTGCTTTTTCAATCGTTTCATCTGATACACTATTTCTATTGACATGAATATGTAATCCGCAAGAATTATTAGTAACGCAGTTATTTTCTAAAGCATCAAAAAAGGCATCACTGTAATTGTGCCATGCTTTAAATGTTGTCGGTTGCGTTACTATTTCAGCGGCACAGCCCCCATTTAAACATTGAATACTGCTATCATCAGTAGCCCAGTAGTAATTTTCATTTTCTATTACTTCTGTAATATCCCCAGTACATTCTGTTTCAATTTCTAGTCCGAAATATCTTTCCCCCTTTTTCGGATAGCTATTTAGTTCCTCTCCTTCATTGAACAATATGCGTGGAGAATAGCTATATTCGTGTATATATTCTTCATTAGGGTCTGTGTGTTCAGAAGCACAATCTTCACAGTATACACTGTCACTACGTATAATTACACTTTCAGTATCAGGGTCTATAACATTCCCGCAATCATCACATATATAATAGTCACCTGTTTCAAAGCATTCGTTACATATATAATCTCCATCAGTCATTAGTAATGGTTCTTTCGTCCATTTTCCGCAATTACTACATTGAAAGTAATGACGTTCAGCGCATTCATCACAAATTAATTGCTCTTCATCTTGAATGTATATCATTCTATCATTATCAAAAAAGTGGGCGCATCCACAAATATCACATATTTCAATTTCTTCACCCAATAAATTTTCATAACAATCAGCGCATAAGGTATCTTCGTCCACCCAAATCCAATCTTCTTTAGTGATTACTTCTCCACAATTTATGCATCTTCTGCATTTACATTGTAGTATTACACGTTCTTCTTCTGTAGCCTCTCTAGCTTTATCGCCAGTTACAACAAGAACGACAAATCTTTTGATGTCTTTTAAATAAAGAGGGGCGAAATTCGGCACATCAGAAGTGACGAAAAGGTAGAACAGTTTATCTTCAATTTCAACCTGCCCTTTATTCCTATATTCTACACCGTCTTTTTCAAATACTCCATTATCGACAAATTCAAATTCTTGCATTTTCTTGCCTCCTTGTGTATCTCTCTATACTTATATCTTAACAGCTCTTAATATCATTGTCAACACTTTTTTTAAAAAATTTATCAATTTTTTTCCTTTCATTATATTATATATAGGGGATGAAGAAAAAGGGTGTAAAAAGTGACAAGCATAAAATAACAGTTTTGTCAATATACAAAAATAAATATTTTATTTCAATATTGTAAATATGCACAATATATTTAATTTGTCAATACTATAAATATAGTATATGTGTATTGTGGAGAACGAAAATGCCCGCTATTGAGTTTTATTTTATATGTGCTTATGGTTTATCCTATATTGATATAAAAACGCTCACAAGTCAAGTATGAGCGTCTGAGAGGCATTTTATTCTGTGAGAATACTGCCAGCAAATTAAATATTCTTTATTTTACTGCAATTCAAAAACTTGACAAATCAAAATATTTGTGATTGAGTTTTGCAAACATATGTTCACATAAAAGGGTAAAAAAGAAAAGCGGGAATATTTCCCGCTAATATTTAGTAAACTCTATAACTTCTTTAATAAGAGTATCCTCTAATTCGTAATCATTCCCAATAACATCTATTAGCTTAAAAAAATCTAATCCTTTATACTGCAACTCGAAATCAGTCATATATGACATATAAGCGTATATATCATATAAGTATCCTCTCTTAATGATACGGATGTTATTTAATAATAATTCTTTATTCATTTTGTGCCTCCACATAGATACATTTACTATTTTTCCAATCCCAAATAGAAAGTTGATTATACTTGCGGGCTAAAGATACAGCCAGCTCTAAAGAGTCAACGTGTATACTATTATCAATGTAAGTATAGCCATTTTCAACCCACAATCCCGCATAGTGGGCAGAAGCTAAAGCAGTATCGACAATATTAGATAGCATTCCCCTTACTGTTTTTCTGCCCTTAACTGCATGGTCTGTGTATGCCACTTGATAGCCACTATCAAATTTAACTACTCTGCCGAAACCGTCAAGAGTAGCCCCGCCATACTGCTTGCAGTAGCTCATTATTCTTTTAAATTTTCTAAAATCCATATAAATCACCTCAATATTATTATATCAATATCAAGGTGCAATGTCAACTATTATTTTTTAAAAAAAATACTTGACAACAAGAATAGTAAGATTATAATATAAGTAGGGGGCAGGAAAATAGGAGGTTATTATGTCAGAATTACAGTGGAAGAAAAGAGACTTTTTAACAGGAGCCATTAGCTTTAATTCACATGATTATGTTAGTAATAGCGATTTATGGATAAAAGATGTTAGCTTTTCTGTGCAGAAAAACGGTTGGGAATTATATGATAATGTAGAGTTGCTTGGCGAATTTGATACATTTAAATCTGCTAAAGCATATGCTAAAATATTAGTTGATAGCGGGGCTTATTGTTGTTATACTATAGATAGGAGGTGATAAAGTGCAAAGGTTTAAATTGGGGCAATATCTTGAAGACGACTTTAAAGTCATAGCAGTAAGCAAGCGGGGGAAGTTAAGAAGTAGCTGTATTACTACAGTAGATGGATTAGGAGATATAGTAGTCAGTCAAGTGTATGCTGATAGAAAAAGCGAATATATCCTAAACCCATATAACCCACATGAGATACTAAGAGCTTAATACGAACATTTACTAATATGGAGGTACTACAATGAGATATTTATTCGGAATTTTTTATGCAACATTATTCAGCATTAAATGGCTGTGGGAAAAGCTGGCGGGGGAAATGGTTGCTATCACCATTGCTACAGCCCTTATATATGCTTACCATTATGGGTGCTAAAGGAAAGCGGCGATTAATAAAATAATATACTTTCTATAGGGGTAGAGGATAAATCCACTCTTACCCCTATTTTTATGCCCAAATTTTAGCCCTTTTGGGCTATTTTTTATGCTTTTTATGGCAGTGTCTCCTACCAGTAGACAAAATAAGCTGTTTTTTGCTAAAATAGGGCAAAATTGCCAAAATTCTTTATCTCCACCCCTAGAAAAAGTAATCAATTTGCCTTTTTGTGTACGTGTGGAGTGGACACTATGCCATTACACCAAACACTTGTGTGTACCTATCACACACTCGTTCGCTATATACTGTGTACCTATATATGAACACTTGTTCGCTATATTGGTACAATTTCTTAATTAGTGAGTACCTATATTTTGTATAATATCACAATAAATAATAATTTTTTACTATATATTGTGCTGTTATTGGTAACTATTACTATTTAAGATAGCGTTTGCACCTCTTTTAAAGGGACTGTGTACCTATTTCTCCCCACATTTTTCTCCTTTTAAGTATTAAGTTGCATTTTGCAGTTTTTAATATGACTACAATTTTTATTTTCCCTTTAAGCATCTTCCTGCATTTAAGTTCATAAATGCAAATAACCTTTTAAGTTATTCGCTTAAAAAGTTATTCCCATTCATCACTTTTGCTATTATAAAATCTAAGGTAAAATTTTATTAACCACTCTATTTGTTCCATATAAGTTACTGACCTGCAAGGAAGCAAGCTACCTAAATTCCTTCTACCTGTCAGTTTCTCCACTACTCTAATAAGACATATAATAAAATCTACCCATTTAGTAGTCCCTCTTATTGATGGCTGTGGCTCCCCTAAAAGATACTCATATATCTGTGGAACACCTGTATAACCTATTTCTCTTGCATAGTTGAATCCTGTTTTTATATATATTCTTACTCCTAAAGAATGTGAAATTGCCCACCTTATAAGTACAGATATCTCTTTTGGGGCTACTCCTAAATATTCATTATGTTTTATTAATTCTTGCCATTGAGCCATTATAAGTTTGTGCACTTTAACATCAGTCTCAACATCGAAATTCTTTTTTTCAATAATGTCTAAATTTCTTACATCTACAAGACTATACTGTATCCACATTTTTTATTCTCACACCCTTCAACCTTTGCTATGCCTAGCTCTACGCCCTTTTATCTCCATACGTGTGTACCTTTAATTACCATTCCTTAATTTTTAAAAATGAATTTGAAATCGCTTTTCAAATTCATTTTTAAAGAGAGGTTTCTTGAATACAAATAAGTATTATACAAAAATACAAAATTGTATCATACAAATTATTATTACTTTTTGTTCTTATAGACATATCTTATTTCTTTTACCCTCTTATTACTACAAGAATATTATCCTTCTATAATCATATATGTTTTATATACTTCTTATTTATTCTTCCGCTCTATTTTCCCGCCCCTGTTTTTCCCCTCATTATTTATATGATTTTTTCATAATATCAGCTCCTTTTTCCTTACCTCTTGCTTATATTATATCATTTATTATTCTTATTGTCAAGTATTTTATTTATTATTTTCCCGCCCTTTTTCTAAATTCTTTCACGTCTAAAATCAAATGTTTCTGGCTTATTCGATTCTGTTCTTAATAATGCTATATACTCTTCTCCATTGAAAATTGTAGTTACTACTTCCCACCCATGTTTTGCCGCCACATTCATCTTTTTTGTTAATCTGTCTATATATTTATCTTCTATTTCCATATATCTCATTTTTAGCCGCCTCTTTTTTCTCTCGCTATTTCTGCCATTAATCCCCAATCTGAAAATGCCTTAGCATATTTTACTGTTATCTCTTCTTCTTCTGCCCAGCATTCCTCTTTTACACCTAAAAGCTTAAAACAATCTTCTGGGGCTTCTATTGGCATTTTAGTATGAATATTCCTTACAGCTAATTTACGCCCTTCTAATATCTCTAAAACTTCACATACAGCCCCTTCACATAGAGCAATATTATTTTCCCCTAGAAACCGTCTTCTAGCTATTACTAAATCACCTTTCTTTAAAGGTCTTCTAAATGCTAGTTTTACCTTAGCCATAAAATCATTAGATAAAAACCCTGGCATATGCTCTCCTATCCCTGTAAACCTCTCTAAAACGTCACATACTATTTGTAACCTATCGAGCTGTTCTTCTCTCGTTTCTCCTTCTAATTGATTCAATAAATGTTCAGTATCTAATCTTGTTAGTTGCATTTTTCTTACTCCCATTCCTTTAAATTCATATAACGAATATAATAATCTAAATAAGTATGTAAATCTTCAAACCAATCGCCTGTAAAAAGAAAATCATTAAATACTCTATTATAATCACTTAAAGATAAGTCATAAATAAAAAAATCTACGAAACTATAAAATAAATCTCTTGTTAATTCTCTATTTATTTCTACTTTATACATACTTTTATATGCTTGCTCTCTCTTTACTAAAGAAGCTCCATAATTTGTTGATAGTTGTACATATCTTATCCCTGCCGCTCTCCATGTTAAAGACATCATTATTATTCCTAATTCAGATTTCTTTAACCGCTGTAATGATACGCTTTGTATTATTGAAGAGTATACACGATGTAATAAATCAACTAATATATCATTTTTTCTTTGTTGTGATGGAGAAAGCATTATAGGAACTTTTGTTATTCTTTCTGTTTTCTTTAATATTATCATTTATTATCACTCACTAAATAATTCTTTTAATATCCTCGGTCTATATATTCTGCCTTGTTGTTTTCTTTCTATATTTTTCATTTCATTTGCCACCGCTCCTATATCTTGCACAAATTTAGGGTGTGCATCAATATATGCTATAAGTGGTTTCAATATTTCTAAATTGTCTTTTGCTTTTCTACGCCTATCACTGCACTCTTTGATAAGTTTTACTACTTTCGTTTTTCCCTTACGTTCTACAGGGTAATCTAGCTCACAAAAGTGCCTTATATCACCAAAGGCTTTGTCCATTTCATTTATTTCCACTTCATATATACTTTCTAATTGCTTTACTTCTTTTATAAGATTTCTAAATTCATTTAATAGAGTTATATTGTCCATAAAGATACTTCCCCTCATTTTCAAGTTTGTATTTTAATTCAGAAGGTATTTTATGTTTTGTTAATGAGTTTATATAATTTATTAAATCTTCACGTTCTTTATCAACTTTATATATAGATTTTGTTAAAACATTTTCTACCATATTACCGCAAAAATGACACTTTAAAATCTCTATAACATATACAACTACTAAATCTGTACTTATAGATTCTATTTCTTTAAAATATACTCCAATTCTTTCATAATGACACGTATGTTTAAATAATGTATTTAATTTTTCTGCATGTTCTTCTATTTCTTTGTCTTTTTTAAAAAATGAAAACCACATATCTTAGTTCCTTTCAATTCTATTTAGATAATTTACCCAATCTTCACACATATCAACAAATTCTTCTACATGTCTATATTGAGTGGTAGTTAATACACCTTCTGTTTTATTTTTTAACTCAATAGCTTCTCTAATAAAGTCTATAATTTCTTGTTTTGTCATATTTTTCACCCTTTTTACATATTTTTATAAAATTTAACATCTTCTTCTAATTGTTGCATCACTATCCTCTAAAAATTTATTAAATAATTCAACTTTTGTCATTTCATTTCTCCTATGAATTTATTATACCACAATAAAGCTTAAAAGTCAATACCTCTTATTCCCATTCAATATCTTCAAACATTTCATTTACAAAAGTCCAACCAAGAACTTCTTCGTTATAAGAACATATATAACCTTTATAATCCTTGCCTACTATTAATAATTTCTTCCCTTTATACTTTGTCATTTGTTTTGCAAAATAAGCACGTGGAGCACCATTATTAGTCCTATATACATGATTTACTACTAAATCTGTTCTTATTAAAACACTGTCTCCTATTTTAAATTCTCGCATATTTGTATTCCTCACATTCTTTAGAGAAATCAGATACAGCTACTGGCATATAATCAGGCAAATTTTCAGGAACTTTGCTTAAATGCCTAAAACATTCAGTGCAAATACAAGGTTTTTCTGCTTCTTTGTAGCTAGCAGAACAAAATGACATATCTTTATAGCACAACATTTTATTGCTCCTCCACTGTTATTTCACTATCTACTTCTTCATATTCACTAATATCTAATCTATCCATTTCCCGCTCGGCTTCTTCATAAGCATCTTGTAAATGATTAAGAGTTAAATAAGTAGTATATTCAACTGTTTTTTTAATTGTTACTTTAAATTCTTTTATCAAATTATTTCACATCCTTAAAGTATTAAATTCGCCTAAATAAAGCCCAAATGAATGAACTAAAGAGTATGTCTTTTCTAAATCTTTAGAAGTAGTGACACTAATGCGGTAAATATAACTTTTATTTACTTCCTGTTCTGTATATTCTAATGACGATTTCTCTATAAGCTTCTTAAATAAATCTTTCTCTAGTAATCCATTAATAGTGCAAGCTAAAATACCATTGATAGGTAAAGTATCTGTTGCTTTTTCATATTTAAACTTTATCATATAGTTACCTCTTCCATATTATTCTTTTACAGCCTCCAATACTTCAAGAGTCATTTTACTTGTTGGATTATCAATCAAATACATTTTCTTTACTGTCTCTTTTGATGGAATAAAGCTTATCACAAATATCATAACCAACCAAATTATAATGCCTTTTTTTAATATGTTGATGTCCTTTCTTTCTTCTGAATTTTTTGTAAGTTCATTGATTCCATGTATAACAAGCACTATAGTAAATACACTTAAAATTATAAAAATAGTGCTCTGTAAAGACTCTAAAACTCCTAACCAATAAATTGTCCACGGACTAATCATTTTCATTCACTCCTTCTTTAAAATCCAATTCTTTTTCATCTGCAAATTCAATCGCATTTGTTTCTAAATCTTGAATAATACAATAACCACTAACATTTAATAAAATTCTATAAAGCTTTCCATTTTTCATTACTTTTGTTAATTTTTCCATATCTTCACCTCGCCTTTATTATACCATACTCAATTTCTATTGTCAACTTTTAATTTAATGCTCAAATTTCACTTCTGAGGAGTTTTATTCTTCGCAAGAGTAATCCTCCCTAAAACTCTATAAAACTCCTCAGAGGTCAAATATATGCGTCTGAAAGGTATGTTTAAAATAATGTGCATTTGTTATTTTCTGCTCCATTTTAATAAAAATAAAAACAGCAAATAAAGATTAAATTTATTAAGTTTTAAAATACACGTCTATAATGTGTATTAGATACTTTAATAATAATCTTTATTTGCTGTATAATTAATCTTTTTTTACGTAAGACCAATCTTTAGTTCTTGGTAGAAGTAAAGAAAGTCTTGTAAGAGGTAAAACGACATAACAATTATGTCCTGTAATAATCTTAGCCTCTTTAGTATTTTCTAAATTCTCAATTACTCCTTTTACTTTTTTACCCATATTGTAAAATGATACTACTGTCCCTACTTTTAAACAATCCTTCAAAGAAGCATGAAAAACTACATCATCTTCTCTGACTTGAACCATTACTTCATTTACTTTTACTGTCCAATAACCCTTATAAGGTATAGAAAAAGTTACTGTAGCTAAAGTCCCTTTAGGAATTCTCATGCCTTTATAATAGCAATCTTTTACAAATTTAAATACATCTCCAAAACTAATGTCATTTGAGCTTTGATAAGTTTCTATCATAAGCACTCCTCCAATTTCGCTATTTTAAATCCATGCTTGCCTCTATATAATACATAATTTTTTGTTTTTAAACAGGCTACAAAATATTTTAAAGTTACAATAGGCAAATTTATAATTGAATTTTTTAATGCGTTTTCTATTACATATTCTTTAGGTAATTCATATTGACTTGCTTCTTTGATATTTTGTGCTTTTTTTGTACTGTAGTCGTTGTTAAAAAATCCAATAAAAGTTGAAGGACTAAGAATGATAGAATAGTTATTTGTTATTTCAGGATTTTTATATCCTTCTTTTATTAGATATATTGCTATAATTTCAGCATTTTCTTCTTCTACATAACATTTATAAATACCTTTGGAAGTATCAAATACAAGATTTGGATTAAAAATATCCCCTATGCACACTTGTGATGATACTTCCATTATTCCTCTAAATGTTTTCATTCGCAAAAAGCAATGATTTCATCAGGAGCATCTTCTGCCGCTAATATTGTTCTATTTAATCTTTTATTTAGTATCGCATAGGAGAGACTTTTTAATCTTTTGGCATCTACACTAAACCAATTATCTTTAATACGAATACGAAATACTTTCTTGGAAACTGTAAATTTACTTAAAGTTTTTGGAACAGTTAACATAACAGTTACATCACTGGAAAAATCACAAAATGTATCATCATTTTTAGTTAAAGCTTCTTTCATTTTTTGAAAAAGCTCTTCGCTTATATAATTTCTTGTTGCCATTTTTACCCTCCTTAATTTAAATAAGTTTTACAATTTTGAAAAGTATTAACATAACTATATTTATAAGTTGAATTGCTATAAAAAATACCTCTATCTTCAATAAAAAGCCCCGCTAAAATGGGGTCAAATCCTTTTCTCATTATACAAAACTTTGAATAATTTTCGAGGTTTTCTAATACTTCTGTCAAATCTTTAGATTTAAGGTCTTTCATCCAACATAAAATCTTTGCAATAAAATTCATTGTATCACTATATGGTAGATTTCTTGGTGTCATAATACTACTAATAATGCCATTGTGCATTATCAGCGAATCTGCCCTACCATTAAATAAAACAGTATCAGCAATATCAGAAGAAATTTTAAATGGATGACAGTTATCTTTATTTACTGTTCCATGTGTAGCAATCCGAAAATGAATTGCTACATTATAATCTCCTTTAGAAAATGGGAGATATGATTTATAAAATTTATCAAAATCAAAAAATCCCTTCATCATATATGGTGCTTCTTTATCTTTTTGAACCATAAATCCTGCACCATCAGGATTGTTTTCAAATGCTTTCTGTAAAATTGCTTTTTGCACTTGCTTTCCTTTAGGTTGGTAAATTACAATACACATTTATATCACTCTGCTTTCTTTAAGTATAAAAGTTTTTTATCCAATAACAACATTCTTCTTCATTGTTCGAGTTTCCCAGTACTCTACAAGCTCTTTATAGCATCCTTTAGGTTTTGCAAATTCTATTAAAGTATTAAAATTAGCTGTTTCAATGTTTGCAAAAGGCAAACTAGCACATAAATTGATAAGAGCGTCACAAAACTCAATGCAAGCTAAAATAGTTTCAGGTTTTAAAGTTCCTCTAAAAATACGGAATTCATATGTCTTAGATGTTTCATTTACTGCTACATAACGACTACCAGAAGAATACTCTTTTACTAATTTCATTTTTTGTGCAAGAGTACAAGTTTTAATCATTGGTGCATCCCCTAAATTATTAGCCGCCCATCTATTAATGCTAGAACTTTTACGGCGTGTAAATTTCACCACATCATCCCAGTTATTGCTTAAAAACAGAAGCACTTTTTCAAAAGCTTCCCTTTCTACGGTAGATTTAGTAATATGAACATGCAATCCACAAGAAGTAGTTTTATGAGAATTAAACCCTAAACCAATCGCTCTTTTACAAAATTCATCAAGCTTGGATTCCTCTCTCCAATAGTTAAGAGTGCAAGGATGACTTACAAATTCAATTCCATTATTTAAACTGCCATCATGTTTTGCATAGAAAATTTTTGAATCTCCAATAATTTCTTCCGCATAAAGATTATTTTCTCTGCCCTCAGTTTCGACTTCAATACCAAAATAACGAGAACTATCTACACCACAAAATATAGGGGTAGGTTTGTAACTATAATTTTCTACCTTAACAACAGAACTAGCACATGAAGCGCAATAATGTGTATTATTTAAATTTTTTGCTCTACTTCTTAAAACCCTTTTACCACATTTTGCACAATATACCCATTTCTGTTCAAAACATTCTTGACAATAAGATACACTATTTACTCTTTTCAATGGTGCATTTTCTACGTGTTTACCACATTTTCCACAAACTACAGTTTTTTCAGACAAACAATCTGGGCAATAATGGTTTCCTAATGTTGTAGTTTTTAAATCTTCTCTATCAAAAAATTTATTGCACTCATCACAATGTTGCTTATTTTCTTCAACGCATTCAATATGTGCTGGATATTCTACTCCGTCTTTTTGATAAATTGTATAAGTTCCACTAATTTCATTACCACAAATTTTGCAATTTAACATTTTTACATCTCCTTTTGATTTGATAAATGTATTATATCATTTTCTTTTAAATTTGTCAAGACTTTTTTATTCCCATTCAGTTTCAAACATTCCATCTGTCCAATAATAAAAACTATTATCTATAGAGTAAATATTATTAACATTATTTGTTATAAACGCTTTTTTACCTGCCAATAATAACATGCCTCTACAAGCATGCATAGCACGTTTATTATTTCTGTTTTTATAAAGTACACCTAATTTTAAATCTTTTCTTATTTTTACTTCTGCTCCTATTGGCATCATTTGTAAGCCCCCTTAGTAAAAATCCCTTACATATGCATTATATCACATGTAAGGGATTTTGTCAAACTATTTTTGCTCACTCTCTAAAATAGAAAGTACAAACAAACTTCCAATTCGGGAAAGTTTGTGTAAAAGCTCAAATTCTTTACTTGGAATTTCTACTATTTCTTGTGTCGTATCATATTCTTTAAAATTTAAACCTTCATAATCATCGCAATCTAAAAGAAGCTTAATAGCAGATTCTATTAATTCTTTTCTTGTTTGTGTAAGTCCTTCCATTCCTTAAACCTTTCTGATGTAACAATATAATCCATTGTCGCTATAATACCTACTGCAAATAGTCCAAAAAGAGCTGTAATGCCAAAGGCAAAAATAACTGGTGCGAAAATAATCCAATAACTTAAAGAGACATAGCCTAATAAGTTAATAGTGAATAAAAAAATCGTTAAACAAGCCGCACATCCAAACATTAATGAATTTCAACTTCCTTTCCTTCTAACCCCGCTCTTTTCAACAATTCTGCTAAAGAAATACGCACTTTTTCAGGTTTCTTTTTCAAACAAGTATAATGCAAATTAAAATTCTCAGGATTGTATGAATGAATTGCAAACTGATTCTTAGGAACGTATACTTCTATAAATAATTCTTCTAAACCTTTTCCAGTTTGTTTTTGCAATTCACCTAAAGAAATTGCTCCTCCTTTACGATAAAAATAAAGACGACCAGTTTCATAATCTTCGGAAATTTTGCCCCAGCAACCATTTGAAACGAAAACCAGCATTCCTGATTCTAATTGAGGAAATTGCTTCCAACGTTCAGTATCAATAGTATAACCTTTAGGGATATCAATATTATCAGGTTCTTTAGTCGCTTTCTTTACTGCTTTTCTCATTACTGATTTTGCTCTCTTATCCTCACCAAGCATAATAGCAGAATAAAGGTCTACAAATGCTTGAAAATCTTCATCTCCACTTTTTTTGATTTCATCAGTTTTCTTATTCATATTCTTATCACCTTTCATATAAATTTATTTTTAATGTTGAATGACTATCATTTGTATCTTGCCACCAACCAGTAATAACCCTGCCAGTAGGAGTTAACACATAACAAACATCACAATTTTCGTTGTATTTACAACGTATGACAAATTTAAGCAAATTTTCATTATCATCTGTATAATACTCAAAAATCTTACCCCTTTTTAACAGAGCTTTATAAGGCTTAGGAATCCTTTTTAAACATGCTCTTTGTTTAAAATGTTTAGTAAATATTAAATGTAATTTACAGAAATCTATATTTGCTATCTTTTCTTTATCAAATTTTACTACTATGTGATATCTTTTCATTGGCTACTCTCCTAAAGCAGTTTGTTTAATGTAAATTTCATAATTTATTCCCTCAAACACACGCTCTTTTAAAGTGCTAACAGGTATTTTTAAAATACTTTCAAACAATTTACCTTCTGAACTTGTATCCACACAAATTAAGTTCTTTGCTGTTACATAAACAATGATAAAAGCGGATAATTGTTCTTCTTCTAAAAGTAATCTTATTGGAAAATTATTGTGTTCATATAATATACTTTTAAGGAATAAAATATTGCCAGTAAAAGGCACATACTTTATTCCATTTTCAGCACTTATATATTCAGGTAACATTAATAACTGGTTACTAACCGAAGTCTTCCTTTAAAGTCTAACTTCAAGCCAGAAAAACCTTGTTTTGCTAAATCTTTTTTACGCAATAATTCTCCATCCTGTAACCGTAAAATTGCAATCCATTCATCTTTTGAATTTTTAGCCATAATATCAATAATTCCATCAGATTCAGTTTCTACCTTTACTTCTAAAGGATTTAATTGAATATCAGCATCATTAAAACTTACATCCATAAGTTCACGATTATCTTTTGGTGCAGTTTTATTAGGTACTTTCATAATGTAATGCCCTTCGGAAATAGCTCGAATCATTAAAGTCTTGCCGCTATACTTTTCTTTTTCACCTGTCAATCCTTGTTTTAATGTTACTACATCGTTAATGCGAAAATTCATACTATTATCTCCTTTATTTTTAGTGTATTTATATTATACCACAACTATTTTATTTTGTCAAGACTTTTCAACGATAACATCGAAATTCTTTACCTGCAATCTTTTCTCTAATAGGGAGATAGTTCGTTTCAAAGAAAGTTACATCTCCTACATTATAAGCATCAATAATTCCACATTGGTCATCTTTAAGTTCTGTTTCAATATCTCTAATATCTTTTGCATCGCAATCTTCGAATGCAAGTAAATAAGTTTCAAAAGTAGTAGGATAAGAAATAGCAGTTTTTATTTCTTTATAGGATTCATTACTAAAACTTACTCCACCATCTTTTTTGAAACTACCAATCAATAAAGGTTTTCGCCCTTCTTGCATTAAACAAAATCTACTTGGAGATTCAATAGTTTCCAGAATATCTTTTATCTTCATGCTTGTTAATGTTTTAATTTTAGACATAATTTTATAGGTGAAATTACAAGTATCACTATATTTATCTTTCTTATTTACAGAAATACTTTTAATAACACCATTTTGCATAAATAAAGAACTATACTGTCCTTTTTCGCTAATAGTTTTTTCAACACTTTCTTTAACAATAAAAGGATGACAGTTTAAACTATTAACAGCTCCATGCGTTGCAATTCTAAAATGAACAGCAATATTATAACCTTTATCACTTTCAGCCACTTTCTCATATGCCTCATAAAATTTATCAAAATCAAAAAATCCCTTTTGCATTTTAGGAGCTTCAAGTAAATCAGATTGGTACATAAATCCTGCACCATCAGGATTGTTTTCAAATGCTGTTTTTAATGTTTCTTTTTTTAGTGTAGCTTTTGCTGGTTTATAAATTATAATACACATGTTATAACCTCTCTTTCAATATCTTATGCACTTATTATACCACAACTATTTTATTTTGTCAAGACTTTTTTATTCCCATTCACTAATAAACATTTCATCTGTCCAATAGTAAAAACCATCATCTAAAAGTATATGATATACATTAGCTTCATGCCAAATTATTGTTGTTTCTTTACCTGCATAAACTAGCATATCTTCTATAACTCTTACACCACCATAAGTTTCTGTAGTTTTTAAATCTTCTCTTATTCTTACTCTTGTTCCTATTGGCACTATTCCCAACCTCCAAAATAATGTCTAAAATAAGCATGAATCTGATTTGTATTCACTCTTAATTTCTCTTCTTTATTTTTTATTCTTGTAAGCATATATGTGCCATCTGAAAATTTCTGTGTACAAATATAATGTTTGTCTTTTTTCGCCACAGAAGTCCCTGAACTAAAGTCACATAGACATTTAAATTTATCTCCTAATTCATAAGATTTCTTCACTTTAATTTTTTTATTTATTTGGCAATCCTTTACGAAAAATCCTATATGAGGAAATAAAATATAGCCTTTTTTAGTAACTCTTTCTATAACAAATCTTGTTTTGTCAATTTTTACTACATCTCCTGCTTTATATCTCATCTCCACTACTCCCATTCTGACCTACAAACACAATTTTCAAATAAATACTCTATATCAATATTCCAATTTGTTCCCCTACCAAAACTATATTGATTTTCTGTGTCTGTATGCCCTGCTTTAGTTGTTATCCAAGATTTGTTGGAAACTAAAACTTTAGACCAACTATCATATATTTTAATTACCCGCAATAAATCACCTCTGTGAAATACATTACCATCATGTTTGAAAGGACTAGTAACTATAAAATACTCTCCTAGTGTTATGCTCAATTTTTTCACTCCCATTCTAAAGATGATTTTGGTATAAAATATTCATTAATATCATAATCTTTAACATACCAATGACAATCACCTTGTGCTCGAATTTCAACTAATGTTATAGGTGTTCTATTAAAAAGCATTATTTGGGCACTATTGCCATCATGTAAACAATCATAAGGAACTCCATCGGGATAGTAAACACAAAAAAGTGTTTCACTGCCACAAAAAACTCCTGTGCTTTCAAATATTGTTCCTTTAGGAAAAGTCCTTAATCCATCAGAAAACTGACTTTTTGTTATAAAAGTTTCTTTGTATTTTTTCATAACTCTTACTCCCATTCCTCATAGACAATTTCTTTAAAATAAGTTCTTAATTCTATATCATTTAAAAACCAATAACATTCTTCCGATGCTAAAAGCTCATCTTTTGATATAGGAGATAAACTTAAAGAAAAATTTACATGTCCATTACCAGTATGCAAATTTTGTTTTAAACTGCCATCAGGATTATAAACACGGAACAGATTATTACCCTTAAAACTAATTAATCCTGTAGCCATAAATATTGACCCTTTAGAAAACAACCTGTCTCCAATATACTCTTTTTCTAATAATCTAAATCTTTTTCCATAACTAATTATCTTCATTTATTGCCACCTCTTAAAAAAAATCCCTTAATATAGTTTTATTATACCATATTAAGGGATTATTGTCAACTTTTTTTTGTTTTTAGAATCTCAGACAATAAACCTTGCGGATTTCCTGTTACACTTTCTCTTACTTCTACATCGCCATTAGAAGAAGTTACAACTCTACGCTCTGCTATAACTTTATCACTCTTTGTTTGAATTTCTTGTATCTTTTCAAGATATTTCCATGCTTCTGCCATTGTCTCTGTTACTTCTTTAGTATTTAAGCCACCATCTAACTTTTCAAATGTTACAGCCCTTGATAATCTTTCTAAACTTAAATTTGCAATACTGCTCATAGCATCTACTACATCTTCGGGATTTCTTGTATCAAATTGCTTAAACATTTTATTATAAGCACAAAGCATTCCTTCTTCATATAAAGGACATCTCCGTGCTTTAGTACAAATATTGCAACTTAACTCTGGCATCACACTTGAACTTAAAGATTTTCTTTTCTTTATTCGTTTAATACCTGCTTTTATATTTCCACTCTCGTCATAAATAGGTTCTATTCCCTGTTCAATTAAAGCTTTCTCTGCTTCATCTGTCACACCAGAAGTTAATAATCCTTTTAATAAACCTTGACACTCTTCCTTGCTAACAGTACATTCTACATACTCTTTTTCTTGAACATACTCTTCCCGCTCTTTTGGAACTACATTTTTTTTCTCTTCTACTTCTTCCTCTGTCAAAGTGGATAAATCCATACTACCCTTTAAAAGAGCTGTAAAGTGCTCTTTAAGGGCTTTTCGGCACTTGGTAAGAGTATTTGACTTCTTATCACCAAAAAGTCCACATAAGTCAATTAACTCTTCAAGAGGATACTCATTTATAATAGGATTATCTGTCACAAAATTGTAACAAGCAACAATTAATGATTTACCTGCTTCATCAGGAAGGTTAGTATCTATATTTAATTTCTGTGCCCATTCTTGCCAATCTTCCATATCAGTTGAAAACCATTCTACTGGCGGTAAATTTCCCTTACTCGCTACTTTAGACACTTCCTTTCTTCCAATCCAATATCTTTTACCTCTAAATATATCATTTACATGCTCTTCTAATTTCTTATAACTTAAAGCACTAATACGCATTAATTCATAAGGAGCTTCTGCTTCTAATAACTTTTTACTTGTACATAAATCAAGTATTTTTGCATAATATTCATTTTTCCATTTTTCTTTTGTAAGACGTTTTAATTTTCCACCTTCAAAATAGTTTAATTCCCCATATTGAGCTCCTGTAATCCAACTTGTACTGTCACTTGTATAATACTCATGTTTTAATAATTCCCTATACCCCGATACTGCAAAACCATGTACTTTAGTTTTATATTCCATTGCTATTTCAAATAATTTATCAATTAAAATAGCATCTTCAAATTCATTGTAAGAGAACCCAACATAGGAATATGTTTTACACATTCTTTCCCACTCTTCCAATCCTTTTTCTGCATGATAAACATAAATAACAGGAATGCCCTCTTCCTCTAAAGAATGAAAGTATTCTTCTCTCCATTTATTTACTTGTTCTGTTCCTACTAAAGTATCTATATCCATTTCAACACAAGCAAATACTTTTTCTCTATGTTTTCTTACAAAAGCTATATATCCTTTTATATACTCTTCCCAATAATCTACTGTCTTATCTTGATATTCTGCTAAGGTGAGAAAAGTATGTGCTCCACTATCAATTAACAAAGAATTTTTCTTAACTTTATCAAAACGTTCTACAATTTTATCTTTTCCACGCCGTTTTATATACCAATAAGACTGCAATAGACTAGAGGTAACGTCTATTGCAGTATAGAAATTTTCTTCTGGTTCAACACCAGAAAGAAATAACGTATATCCATTTTTCATTAACTAATTCTCCTATTATTTAGGTAATCTAACACTATTGGCTTCTAACCAATCCAAAGCTTTTTTTGTTCTTGGCGTTAAACTTGTTTGCACCCTTCTAAGCCAAGATAAACTTCTTCTTGTTGCTGGGCTAGTAATCTTCACTTGTGGGGAGGTATTCACTGCACTCTTTTGTGTGTTAGAACCTGTTCCCTTACCATTAATAATTTTAAACATTGTTTCTACCTCCTTCTATAACTCTAAAATAATTAGGATATTTATGTTTTGCTTTCCATTTACAGTTTCCACATTCCCCGCATTCTGCACCATCTACAGGAAAGTTGCAACTAAAAGTATTTCTTAAAGGAACCTTAAACTTACATCCTACAGTATAAATTTCATCTTTAGTATTGTTAATATAAGGTGCCTCTAATCCAATATGAGGGTTTTCTAATTGAACTAATTTCTCCATTGTTTTTAACCAATATTGTGTGCAATCAGGGAAAGGTTCCTCTACCTTTATCAACCCTAATAATATTATAGCACATCCTGCTTTAATTGTCAAGGTTGAAAGTGCTCTTAGTATAAATTGAGCATTTCTATAAGGAATGTATTCTATTTCTGTTTTATAAACAGGCATTTCTAATTCAATATAGTTAAGAATTTTGTCTTTTACTAATTCAATTATTTCTCTTGCCGCTTTTGTTTCTTCTTGATTATACTGAGTAACAATATGTATTACTGTCAATTTATTAGGTAATTTATCAATAAAATCATAAAGCAACACAGTGCTATCATACCCGCCACTATATAATAAATAAAATTCGCAATTATCCATTTTATGCCAACTTCCTATAGTTAATAATAGTTACTTTTTTCTTATATTTTCTTAATTGCTGAATCATATTCCAAGTACCTCTTGAAACACCATCCCAAAATATAATTCCTTCTGTAGCTTCCTTTGCCATTTCCTCGTTCCTTTTTAATGGAGCTACTTTAGAGGGATAAGTTTCATAATCAGGGGGAAATTTTACACATTTCAAATTATGAGAAGAAGCATAAACCTCTCCCATTGAATCTGCTCCTTTAGCATTACCACTAATTATAATTACTTGTTCACCATTTATATGAAAATCTAAAACATCACATAATAATCTATAATCATTAAATTCTCTTGTACCAGCCACAACTATTTTTCTCATTTATTCAACACCCTTTCAATTAAAAATTCTGTAGCATTTTCTGTTATCCCCATATCATATAAAGATTTTGCATCTAATAAAATTAAATTCTTCTCTAAATATTCATCTGCATTTAAATTTCTGTCATCTATATAAACATCTGCATAAATCTTTCTTGTAGCAGATAATTGATTTCTTAATTCAAGAGTCGGAGCATACCTTTGTAAAGTTTCTTCTACATCATTATTAACTGCATCAAATTTTAATCCAAATAGGTTATTGCACCAACTTACAGCTTCTTCTAATTGTTCACCACCTCTGCAAGTAAAAAGAATTATTTTATTTCCCATTTCTTGCAAAGCTATTAAAAGCTTAATAAAATTAAAACGACAAGAAAAATATTTATCACCTTTCCACCCTCGATAATACCCAGTAACAGGCTCACCTATTTCTGGATACTTATTTTCACATAATGTTCCATCAAAATCTACTGCTATAATTTTCATGTTTTATTACTCCCATCCATAAAATTCCTTAAATTCTTTGCTAATTTTATTTTTTATCATTCCCACTCATCCCTATCATTAACTTCCTTAAAAAAATATAGAAAGTTTCTACCTGCCATATTAAACAATATTGGACAGTCAAAAGTATCTGCCACTCTAACAAAAACTCTTTCATTTCTTTCCATTGCTCTTCGTGGCGTATAAGTATAGAAAAATTTATTTTGTCTTAACTGCTTTATATCTAAGGGAGTTAATGAACTATGTTTAAAGATACTATATAAAGTATCTAGGTCGTTACTTCTCAATTTAAATTTCTGCATTTTAATCTTCCTTATAATTAAAATAGAGGCGTAGCCTTGACTACACCTCTATTATATCATAACTACTCTTGCTTGTCAAGTAACTTATCTAACTTTTCTTCAATTCTTGCTTGATTCTCTAATATTTGCTTAAAATATACACTATCCTGCTTTCTTAGTTCTTTCATTATAACATCATTTTTAGTTTGTTGTAAATTTTCTATGTAGTTTAATATGCCTAATAAATCACCCAAAGCTCCTAAAGTATCCAGAAGACTATTATTATTTCTGTTATTATTCATCTTTAACTACATATTTGTAGTATCTATAAGCCTTTCCTTCTGGAACATCTACATCCTCAATGAACGCTTTAGAGAGTTTCGCCGCCATTGTAATATCTTCACCGATAACTGTGTTGTAATCGCTGTAGTACATATTAATAACATAGTAAAAATCCCAGAGGTTTTCAGTGATGCCGACAATCCTAGCAGCCTCATCAGTACGCTCCTTGCTCCATTTCTCGCCAGTTGTACCACCTGCATTTATCATCTCACTAACGGCTTGTTTCGCTAAGTCCTCATCAAAATGCTCGCCATTAACACATAAATAAATGTCTTCTTCTATATCTTCATAAACTTCTTTTAAATCTGTTGTAGGATATTTTAATCTACATTTTAATATTTCAACTAAATCATCAATCCAGTTTTGCTTCTTCGTCAGATGCATTAACGACTTCTTCATGTGTGACACTTTCTATTCCCCCTAATGCTTTACTGATAGGCTCGCCTATATACTTATCTGTAAGCTTATTTACTAATTCCCCACCTTGATTGCTTACTTTTATTAACTGTTTTCTACCTGATTCTGTCAATGCTAGATAACCAACACCAAAACCTAACATTAAGGACACTAAATCTAGTTTCATAGCTAATCCTCCTGTCTATTAATTACTTGGAACAGGCTCAGAAGGAGGTGTTGCAGGATTAAATACAGTATTTACTCCGCTAGTACAGTTTGGAATAGAACACAGAATAGTAGCTGTTAAAGCTGTTGTGTGAAATCTGATATCATAGATTTTTCTTGATTTTAATTGGTCAGAAAAAACAGCGTTTCCACAACGGTCTAATAATAAAACAGAAGCATCGCCAATAGTTAATTTTACAGGAACTGCATTTCCATTTGTACTTACAGGAATTGCCTGTTGTATTAATAACTTCTCACATTGACCATTATAAATAGTTCTGCTTGGAACCACGATATCAATATCATTAGCTTCTGATGTAATAGAAGTAGAGGCTAAAATATTTGTACAATTACAATTCATTAATAATCACTCCTTAATATAAAAAGAGAGGTAGGCATACCGCCTACCCCTCAATCACGCAAATAAGCGGAACTTCAAAAGATTAGTTGCAACATCCATTAGGAATTGGAGAACCACAAGTTACAAAACCTTGTGCATAGTATGGAGGACGTTTCGGAACATTGCAAGACAAGTCTGCAATTTCAGATTTTAATACGCCAAACATAGCTTCGTTCTGTCTTTCCAGTGCATTAAATTTAGCATCACTATAGACACGATTTTCCAGAACCACATTTTTAGTTCTTTCTTGTGCCAGTTGGTCACGCAGATTTTGATATTCATAGAAATCAATTTTAGTTCCAAGAGCATTAGCTAAAGCCATTGCCTGTTCTTGAGTTTGTTTTGCAGTGTTTTCAATCATGTATTGAGTTCTAGCTGTATCAATGATTTGCTGTTTTTCTACTTGACAGTTAGAAACTACACTACAACCAGCGCATTCTCCACCTCTGCCACCAAACAGACCACCATTACCCCATCCTCCAAAAATCATAAAGAACAAGAAGATAAGAATGATAAAGCCCCAATTCATTTTTTCATCCACTTAAAATCACTCCTTAAAATATATAACTAAAGTATTACTACTTTAATCTTTTAAGCCTTTCTTCAAAAGACCTAATCTCATTAGAAATATTTTGATTATTAGGAGTTTGTTGTGGTGTAGGAGTTATTGCTCCCAGACTATTAACTGCTTGTTTTATAGACTCTGGCGGGTGCCCTAACGCTGTTAAAACTCTAGCAACATTTGGATTATCTAATGTTGCTAAGGCTTTTGTTAAAGATTCTGTTCCACCATTTTCATTAACTGCTTTTATAAAGCCCTCTTTAGAATTGCCATAGTTATTTGCCAGTTGCTGTGCCTTTGCTATAGCTTCCTCTATTTGTGGGGAAATTTTTATCCCCAGAGCTTTCAGTATACTTAATAGATTCATTTGAATCCCCCTTATGTTGAACTGTCTTCATTTCTCTTATCTCATTACGTAATTCACTAACTACAGACATCAATTCTGCAATAGTTTCTTCTGATGTTTTAGGAGGTACTATATCTCCTAACTCTACTAATCGTTGATAATACTTTTCAGCTTTATCTAAAGCTTCTTGCGCTGTCTTCTGTAAAGCAGTATAAGCATCATTTGTAACACCAACTTGCTGTCTTTCACCATATACACTATAAGAATAAATAAAGCCATTTTCAACATAAGCTGAAAAATAATTTTTAGCTACTTGTGTAGCTGTTATATTAACAGAGTTTAAATCCATACATTTATTCTCCTTTTAAACACAACTCTTTAAACATAGGCAGTGTTTTTACCCAAGAACAAAATTCTTTCCATTCATCTGAACGATGGGTATTTCTCTGATGATAAATAGATAATAATTGTAAATAATTTGTAGTCATTCGTGCTGTCATCTGCAATCCCATAGGAATATTAGATAAACAAGCATCTATGCCAATCTCACCTTTTTTATAAGCATTTACATATCTTTGTGAAATTTTTAATAATTCATTATCCACTAAAGGACAATGTTTATCTAAATCAAGCATTGTAATACGATGCATTTTGCTCATTGAACTTATAAAATCAATATAGTGATATCTTTGTAACTGTTGCCATGTATACTGAGGCAAAGTTAAATCAAATTGTACTGTAATTCCCTTTAAAGCACAATTATGTCCGCTACCTAAAGGAGAATTGCCTAATCTAATACCTCTTTCTATATGTTTATTACTGCCAGATTTATTTTTAATTATTTTTTCTGTCGCTTCTACTTCCTTTAAAAATTCCTCTTCATTTAATTCTGTAGATAACATAGGATAGCCAGAGGCTATTAAGCTCTCTGGCAAACCATATATTCTAACATTTTCTATCTTCATATTATACTCCTATTATACCATAAAAATCCATATTTGTCAACAGATTTTTACTATTTAATTTCTAATAATTTGTGTATTTGTAATCCTAATTTAGCTTTTAATTTATCTTTCATTAACCAGCCCATTATTTCTCTTGCTAATTCTAAATCACAATTTACAGGAGAAAAAATAAGGCTTGCTTTAGTTTTATATTTCTTTAAAATTCGTTTTGCTTCTTCATAATCATGGATATTAGAAATAACAAACTTAACTTCATCATTTACTTTTAGCTCTCCTAAATTCTTATAACAATTTAAATCTGGTGCTAATACTGTTCTACTACTAGGCAATTTAACATCCATACAATATGAATAACTTCTTACATATTCACAATGCTCTATAGGAATTGTCCCATTTGTTTCTACTGTAACAATATAATCATTATACAATAATTCATAAACTAAAGGCATAGTTTCTTCCTGCATTAAAGGTTCTCCACCTGTGATACAAACATATTTATTTCCCAATGCCCCTATCTTATCCATTACCAATCCTAAATGCATCTTTATTCGTTTGCCTGTCATTGAATGTTTCTCATCACAATACTTACAAGCATAGCTAGGAGACATCTCAAATAAATTACAACCGAATAATCTAACAAAGGTAGTAGGATAGCCTGTATACTTCCCCTCACCTTGAATACTACTAAAAATCTCTGTAATATACATTTACTGTGACTCCCATATTACCCTATTATTATCCGTTTCGGCTAATTCTATTTTGGTCAGTTTAACTTTTAAACTATTATCCTCTATTAAGGCTTCTACTCTCCATGCCATATCTAAAACTAACATTTCTGCGGTAGGATTATAGAAAAATCTGTTTAAATCTGAATGGTCATAGAGCTTTGTTATTTCATTTATAATATATCTCTTTATAGCCCCAAAATCTTCTACCATACCACCATCTTGTACTTCTCCTTTTAAAAAGATAGTATACTTATAAGAATGTCCATGTAGTTTAAGGCATTTTTCATTAAATGCTGTTGGATTTACTAAATAATGAGCAGCTTCAAAACTACTGCTAACTGCTAATGTGAGTTCTTGGTTCATAGTATGCCTCCTTAAAATAAAAGCCCACCATTTAGGTGGGCTATGACTGTTATACTCTAGTCAGAGTTATCTCAATGATACGAAGAATTTCAAAATTGTACGTTCTTCACCATCAATTTCAACAACGTCAAATCCAATTCTAGTAACTACATCGTATCCTGCCACAGCTAAATGCCCTCTTGAAATAGCAATAGCTTTACATGTTTGATTAATGGCACTCAATTATGTTATCGTAAAGGCTTTTTATCCTCTACTTCTAACAGTTCGTTTCCTGTTAGTTCGGCATATCTTTTCATCTTATAACGCTCGAAAAGCCCCAGATTTCCAACGTAATTCAGCATGAAGTTTATCATGTTCTTTTTTAGGCATAATTTGTAAGTTTTCTTTACGATTATCCTGTTTATCACCATTTCTATGGTGAACAACTTCTCCATCAGAGATTTTATAATCATAAAAATATTCAGCTAATAGAATATGTAAGTATACATAACCACGATTATCTGCTAAACGATGCGCTGGCATCCTTACTTTTAAATACCCATGACTTTCACAAAGACCATATCTATAAAGAATGTTGCTTTCTCCAACTGGCAACTTACGTCTATCCTTTATTTTTATACCAAAGCCTTTTAAAGCTTTTGATACATGAGAATTGTGGCAACCAGTCTCAAAAGCTATTTGATTAACGCTTTTTTCCTGATTTACATATTCCTCAATTAAAAAATCTAAAGTAAGTTTAGCAACATTAGGATTTTTAATTTGACCTCTTTGCAACCCGAACTTTTTTAAATAGCATAAAATATTTTCATAGCTACAACCAAATTCTTTTCCTATGTCACTTGCCGTTCTTCCTTTTTCAAGATATTCTCTTTGTAAATATTCTCTTGTAATTACGCTTCTTAATCCTTTGTTTTTACTCATATAACCTCGTTATAAGCGGCGGGGACTCGTGGACAGATTATATTCTCTAAGAGGTTCACTGTCTATGCTCTGCTTGTGGTTTAGCTTTTAAACTAAACCTTCCAATCTGATTAGCTTCTCAGCTTTCCAGGTTTCTTCCCCGCTATTTTTCATCACATCACTGTGATGGGAGCCAATTAGCCTTTAGCTCCGATTGCTTGCAATACTACATCTTTTGGTGCTGTATCTCCGTCACCTTTCAATGTGTGGCTGATTGAGCCTGCTACACTTTTTGCATTACTTGTTGAAGAAACTTTAAATAAAGCTGTTTTTTCCATTCTATCTTCCTCTTTCCTTTTATAGCCCTTTACAGGCTTTTTTAAAATTATTACAAATATTATTATATCACATTTTTGTCTTTTTGTCAAGACATTTTTTGATTATTTTTCCATCATCTAGAATATCTAAAAAATCTTTTAAACGTAAAAATACAAAATCATCTGCTTCTGCTATTCGCTTGCCATTTTCATTTTTCTGCGTTCTATGCATAATGACTATAGGTAATTTACCTTCAATACAATCACTTTCAGCTTGCTCAAACCATGTATTAACTTGCCATCTATTTTGATTTTTTAGTTCTAAATGTAATTTGAAATCGTAATCTTCATTTAGATTAACTAAGTCTCCTCTTAACAAAGTATTAGCTGAGGATTTCTGAAATCCACCACTGGAAGGAACTCTTGAAAAATCTAAATCAGGAAATCTTTCGCCCAAAAGCTTCCTTACCTTTGATTCATAAGATGCCCCTTTTCTCCTACTGGATTTAGCTTTTTTACTTAATTTAATCCGATTTTCTAACTCTACTATTTCTTCCGAATCAGGTTCATATCTTTTTAAAAGTTCTAACCGTTCTTTAAGAACATCTACTTGTTTCACTCTACACCAACCCTAGCACTTCTGTTAGCATCTGTAAAGTCTACTCCACGTCTAGATAGCTCTCTACTAATATTAAATTTTAAATCTTCTAAGCTATCTAATACATCTTTTAAATAATCAAGTCTTTCTTGCAAATATATCACCCTTTCCATTGCCTCTTTAGCGGAAGGATATTCTGCAAGTTTTAATTCTTTTTCTGTAAGACTCATTTTTACTGGAAAACTTTTATAAATTAAAGCTTTTTCTGTATTTAACTGACTCTGTGCTTCCCTTAAATACGCTCTTGTTTGAGATATGAGCGTTCTTACATATACCCTTTGCTGTACTGTAGCATGAAGATACCTTCCTATTTCAGCGGCAGGTAACTCATCTAAATATCTTGGCAATTTTAAATAGTCTCTTTCAATATTCTCATTGGAGAAAGGGGTTACACCTTCTTGTGAAAGTTGACTTTCAATCTTGTCAATTAAAGTCACCATAAATACCTACTCCTATCATATGCGAATCTTTGAAGTTTGATGCTCCCCAAAAGTATATTGGTGCTTTTTTAAGCTTCACGTTTGCACTCATTGCTGGATTCCCATTAAAATCAATTCCCAATCCTAAACCAAAATTAGGCTGTAATGTCGTTGTCTTAATTTTATATTCTATCTCTATATCTCTATCTATATTAACAGCATCTTTTTTAAACTCAAAATTTTCTTTAGTATCAGGAACAATTTCAATCTCTTTACCATTTATATTAGCTTTAAATTTATAATTATCTTTTATATTTAAATCCGCTTCTGTTTCATCTTTTTTTTCTATTACTTGAACTTTCGCTTGTTCCTTAATACTTGAATCTAATGTAATTTGAGGACGTTTTATATCCTCAACTGTTAATTCGCCATTATCAATATTTACTGCTGATTTATAAATAATCTCTGGCGGTTTGTTATAAAAATAAAAACACGCTACACTTAAAAAAATGCATAATATCCAAGCATACTCTTTAAATATTTGCCATACTTTCATAAGTTAAAAGCTTTGCCCCGAACCATAAAGTTATAAAGGCATAAAAAAGCAGTAACTAAATAAATTGCGCCAAATAGCCAAAGCAACACTGGACTAAGTGCCACTGGTAAGAAGGTATAAACTAAATAAGGTACTATACAGAAACAGAAACTAAAAGCCACACAAACAATAGATACTACTATTACCCCTGCTAACACGCCTAACCCATAAAATATTTTAGAAAGAATTTTATTCACTATAACACACTCCTTTATATTTACAGTTTTTACAACTACCGCTTTTGGTACTACCTTCTGGTCTATCAGGTATTTTGTTTTTTGCTACACACTCATTCAAAAATGTGTATTTATTTTTTATCTCTTGCATGATATTTTCATCCCAATAAACAATAAATTCTTTAATCTCTTGTGTGTTTTTATTCTCGTACAAAAAATCAATACTATCTATTGGAGTGTCTTTGTAGTCTTCTATAAGACCTAACATTCTTAAAAATCCCTGTTTCCTGCTCTTCCGCTCTTTTACTTTTAAAGATTTATCTAAAGATAAGTAATATTTATTAGCAAGTTCTTCTCCACAAAAATCCTCGCTCTGCATTGCTTGCCTTATCGTCTCAAAACAATACATATAAATTGAAGCCTGTCTTATATGCTCTGGTTTTGGCTCTATTAACCCTACATATTCACAATGATTAATTGACTTTATTTCTAATACACCTAAACGTCCATTAATCAAAGCCAATCCATCTGCATTTCCTAATATTTGTAGCTCTACATTAAATACTGGTGGTTCTTCTTGCAACAATAACCCAGACCTTACTAAACAATTCTGTATCCTAGTGTGAACATCTTTGCCATTATGAAACACTCGTTTTGTTCTTGGCTTAATTACATTTGTGCAATCATAAGACTTTCTAACATAATAAAGTGACCTTACACAGTCTTTTATTCCACTAGGACTATTGAAGCCGTGTTTTCTTCCTTCATCATCTTTTTCAGTTAATAAATAAGAGTCTATTGCTGTTGTTAAAGGGCAATTAGAACCCTTCATAATTGAAAACAGGCTAGTAGCTGAACCTCTTACTTTTAACCGCTTCATTACATAACCTCGTACAATACTTTTTCATTCTTTAAGAATACTTCTTCTGAAACTAAAAACCAAGTTTCAGGAACTAATCTATAGTTATGAACACTAAATCCTATAGCGTTCTCATTTTTATTTAAATTCTTTAAATCTTCTTTATAGTCTAAAGCTATACTTCTACCTTTTACTAAGGTATCAATAACCTTTACTTTAAACAATTTGAAAATTAAAGATGCCTTTAATGAACAGTCCTTTATTCTAAAAACTACAAATCTTTCATTCTTGCAATCAAAGACTAATAAAGGACTTCTTAAACTATCTTTTATCGCTTCTTTTGCAATTTTAGCTAAAATCTTTTGCTCTAGTTTATAAAAGTCTTTATCTGTAGTCTTGCACTCAACTAAATATCGGGATGTCCTTACATCCCCCTTAGCTTGCCATAAAGAACCACTAGCCATTACTGTTTTCCCACCTAATGTTTTTGCTACATCTTTTTCTTGCTTATTGCTTTTATATTTTGTCGTTCCTTTTCTCGCCATGCTTTTTATCACCTATTTCCTTGTACTGGCGGTGGTTTCCAAAAGATACAATATAATTCTTCTCCATCCTTAATTAAATCATACTCTGTAACATCGGTATTTATACAGCCCTTGTCATAAAACCAACAATTATAACAAGAAGCTGTATAATATCCTCGTCTTACCAGAGTGTCATATAGAAAGGAATTATAACCTTTATTGTATATGCTCATCTGATGTTAATACCTTTTTCCTTATCTCCTCAAATAAAGCTCTGTTAGAACGTAATAATTTAATTAAATTATCTTGCCCCTGCGATAACTGCTCACCATCGTAGTAATACCAACCACCCCTGCGCTCAATTATCCCTAACAATACTGCAATCATAATTAAGGCTTTTTCGTTATCAATGTCCCCTCTCTGGATATAATCACAGGTGTCTGTATAAATATCATACTCACCTGTTCCATAAGGAACACCAGCTTTATTTTTTTCGATTCTAAATTTGATTGTCTTGCCTACAATTCTTTTTGTTTCTCCACTACCTACTGCAATAGTATCACCCATACGCAATCTAATCTCTAAGGTATTTGTAAACCCAGTGCTTCTACCACCTGTTGTATACTCTGGACTTCCATACATCACGCCAATTTTCTCTCTCAACTGATTAATTGCGACAACTGTAGAAGGAAGTTTTCCCTCCCGCTCTAATGCGTTATTAAACAACTGAAATTTACCATGATACTCACCTAACATTTTAGGCTTGATTCCCATTTGATAGCTTTCATCAAAGTCAGAAGTTAATACTTTAGTAGGTAGTAAAGCGGCATAAGAATCAATAACAATCAATTCTACTCCTGCTCTCTGCAAGGCTATAGCTATATCTAAAGCTTCTTCCATTCCATCAGGTTGGCAAAATAAAAGTGACTCTAAATCTATGCCGTTTTCTATTGCCCATTCTTTTGTAAGACTACCTTGTTCCGTTTGTATCAAAGCACAAGTTAAAGGAATATCACCATCTTCTGCTACAATTTCTATATCTTCGCCATCAACTGTAACAAGTTTCTTTTTCATTTTTTGAACATTAGCAATCATCTTATAAGCTAATAACGATTTACCAGTAGAATAAGCTCCTGCAATAGTTATTAATCTTCCAGAAGGTATTCCACCACCAATTACATAATCTAAAGCTACACTACCTGTTGAAATCTTATAGGACATCTGCTCTTTAATAGTTGCCCCTAAACGTATAGCGTTCTTACCATGCGCTTTATTTATAGTCTTTACTAACTGCTTTAAATCTGGCAAAGTATCACCCCTGTAATGTCATCTTGCCTAATTTCTCTTCAATTACATCGACACAATCAGAATAATCTCTAATAACAACTTCTAACTTATCCTCTAATCTACTTAAACGTATACCAAGAACATTTGGTACTAACCCTTCTGGGGCTACACTTTCAACTGAAATGGTCTCCCCAACAACACATTTTTGTAAACGATTATTTAGGTCTTCAAGCATCCCTACCTGAGCTTCTAAAAGTTTTAAAATTTCTTCATATTCACCAGAAGATGTTTTAGAAGAAGAAGCATCTCCTCGGTAAACTAAATCATCTGCCATCTGTCCACCTACTTTAATTGTCATATTCTTTACCTCCTTATTATACCACATAATCTTATTTTTGTCAAGCATTATTTTGCTTCACTATAAGTTCTACCTATATCTCCTACGGCTTCTAATGGAATTGTTAAATTTATACCCCTGCTTGGTAAACAATTTTCCATATGAAAAGTTAATCTCTGCTTGCATAATTCTGCAAACTTTTTAGGACAAACCATGACTATCTCATCGTGTACATTAAGTATTTGTCTTGCTCCAATAGATTTTAATACCACATCATTATCCACATCTATCTGTGCTAATGTTGTGCAATCTGCCGCCGCCCCTTGTGATTTTGAATTAACCGCTAATCGTTCATAGTATGAACGTGTTCTACCATCTTGGGAATTTATCCCCCACAAGTGACGTTTATGCCCAGAAAATAATGTTTCTATATAACCATTCTTTCTAGCAAATTGAATTAAATCTCTATCATATTTTTTTAACCCTGCAAAACCTTCAAAATATCTATCTATATATTCTTGTGCGGTCTTTTCATCTATCTCTAGATTTCTTGCTACCGCTATTTTTGAACCACCATAATCTACCATTCTGTTGTCTCTTGTTGCCAAGAGTGTCGGACTATACCTTTAGGAGCCTGCTCCTATCCCCCATTAAATGTATTCGATTGATTTATGTTTTAACATAGCCGATACATTATAAGTCTCTACACCGCTGTTTTCACAGAGTTCGGCACGGTATTGACCTGTTAGGCTTTCACCGTTTTGAGAGGGATTTTACTTCACCCTAGATTTGAGCGAAACCTACAGTCTTAGCCACATTTCTTTTATGTGGTGCTAACTTCTTAATTGAATTTGGGTCTGCATCTGCTAATTCTGGAAAAATAATTGTTGCTACTGTTCCATGTGGGTCAAGTTTCTCTTTTAGCATTTTAATCAACAATGGGTCTTTTGAAAAATGCGCTGTTAAAAACTTTTCCAGAGCATGATAATCTGCCGCAACAATTACTTCGTCTTCATTGTCAGCTATCATTAAACTTCTTATTTCAAATTGTATCCAAAAATCATAGTAACTTCTATCTTCACCATCTTTAGGCTCTTCTAAAGGCTTAGGAAGCTGTTGAACAATTATGTTATCACGGGGCTCTTTATCCCCGCTTCTCCGTCTTTACCATTGTACGGAGTTCAGACTATATCTTAGCCATGCCTTTCGGTTTAGGCTCTGCCCATTCGTGGAGATTTCGACTAATATAGCCTACTTTCTCTAGTCGTTACACTTTTTAGTTATCGCTAACTAACTTAGTTCGGTGTTGTCCTTTTATTGGTGGAGTTTCACCGAGTTAGAGCAGTTAATTTTTCTAGGAATTTCTTGCCTAGCGAACCATCTGTTTAGTTCGGGTCAGAACAACTTAGCCTATACGATGATGTGCCATTTTCATTGAAGCTTGGATGCACTTTTCCGTCACAATATATTTTTTCTTTTATACCCAGCATAAATGCTGTATACAATTTTGTTAATTTAAAATAATCTTGTAGAAGTTTAATTAATTTATGCCCATCTTCTCTTTTGGGGGTTTGTCTTAATAATTTCTTTAGCGCATCTTTATCTGTTTTTGGTGTTCTTAATACCATATCTCTTGATTTCCCGCCCTCTGTCCATGCGATAGGCTTAAAACCAAAATTTAATGCTACTAAATCTTCATTAAAAGACTCTTTATATTCCCCTGTTTTCTTATCCTTTAATTTCTTTTTAAAACCATATAATATCTCAAATAACTGTTGACCACTGTTAATATTAAATTTAGCTCCTACTACTTCATATATCTTGTATGTTAATTCTTCTAATTTTTCTTCCGCTAACTTTATCATACCTTCAAGTTTTTCTGTGTCAACTTTTATTCCGTTGCGCTCCATTTTCCATAAAACTTTCATAAATGGCATACGCACTTCTCTAAAATACTCGTAACCGCCATCTTCTTTTAAAGCATTGAGAATTGGCTCATACATTTCTCTCATAAAATATACGTCTTCTGCGGAATACTGCGCCCCTATTGGAATCTGAACGTGCTGGAAACTAGCATTGCTATTAGAAGCCAATCCTAAAAATTTCTTTTCTTCTTTAGTAACTGTCATAATAGTATCTTTAAAATGAGATTTTTTTACAGAGAAAATTGTTTCAGTTACCGCTTCCAAATTCTTTTCCTGCTCTTCATCTAAAGTATGCACAGCTACTTGTGTGTCAGTAAAAGTATTTGTTTCAAAAACCTTTACTATATCTACACCTTCATTTGCAAATAAATGTAAGTCAAATGAAATATGGTGGGCAATATATTCTTTCCCACCATTTTCCATTAAAGGCTTTAATCGTTTCATAAAATCAACAATATCCATATTATAATATTCTCCTGAAAACTTTTCTGGTAAAAAATCAGGAAAATTTTTAGCATCATTAAATACCGCTGTATTTTTACGATAATCAAATCTGCCACAGCCAACATAGTCACCTTCAAAGTAGTGCCTGAAAGGAACATAGTATACTTCCTTGCTGACACTATCTTCAAAGGCTACTGTTAATCCTACTGCATAATCTTTACCCTTATATCTTACATCTAATCCAGAAGTTTCAAAGTCAAAGAAGATTTGTTTCGCTCGTTCATATTCCTCAAAAAATCTATCAACATTCTCTTTATTGACAATAGTTAATTTAAAGAATCTTTGATGAAACAAATAATCACTCCTTATTAATTAACTTCTTCCATTTTTTACTTGGCTTGAAAACAAACCTGTTAAAAGGTTTTCTATCTTGAAAAGTCTTAGTATGAATGTTATAAGAAGTTTTTATATCTTGTTGTCTAGCTACTAAAGAAAAATATCTAGGCAAAACTAATCCAGCATATTCTTCTAAAACTCCTTCTACACCTTTACAAAACATCTTAATAATATTATTTGCCTCTGTTGAAGTAATATTATTTTGCTCTGCTATTTTATTAATTAAAGTTTGTCTATCTGCTATTGCGCCCATTTCTAAACCTTCCTGTAGTCAATAATGCTTTACAAGTCTTATTAATAATTTTTTCTATCAATTCTGTTTGTGCTTTATCTTCTTTATTTATATATAAATCTAGGTAATAAAGATGCAATAATTCGTGAAGTATGCTCCACTCAACATCATCACTGCCATTTATAATAGCATCTTCGTCAAGCTCAGGATTACTGTTTATCCGAATTATTGCCCTCTCCATAGAAGGGCTAGAAGAAATACTTGCTAATGCTGGGTAGCCCAATAAATATTCAATATCCCTATTATTTGCATATGTAATAACTATATCCCAATGACTAAGTCCTAAAATTTTCTGCCAATACTTCATACAAGAATCTAATGCTTTTTGAGACCATTTATCCATTAATCCACTTCCCTTACCAAAACTCTATTAAGCCCTGCTGGACGAATAGGCTCAGGTTCTACAAGTGTTGTTGTATCAAAAGAGGTGTCTTCAACACCGTAAAATGGGAATTTCTTTTCAATAATTTCATAATAATCAAGTCCTCTATATTTATCAGGAATTAATTCCTGAATTTTTTCTTTAGCCGCTTCATTTAACTCTCCAATAGCAAAGATATCTTTATCTAAATATGGATATTTGGTAAAAATCTCTGCTCCTGCTTTGTCAAACAAATAAGAAATACTAGGTTTCTGTCCCATGCGAGTTGCATAATAAGGTGCATCTAACAACCCATAACGCTGTCTATTGCGTTCAATAATACCACAATCATTTCCTCTTAAAAGAACAGCAACTGCTTTATCAAACTCTACTTTTTCACCTGTCTTTTTGCTAATATAGCTACCTTGTCTACCATCTACAACTAAATAAGCTGATTTAAAGCTTCTAGGTACGCCCGCTTGACATAATGGACAATCAGGTTCACAGGTACAAGCATAATTATTATATCTACCACCTTCTTGGACATTATGGCTCCAAAAACTAATTGGCTCATCAGTTAAAAATCTAACTGGTGCATCTGCGGCATCTCTCACTGTTAAAAAATAATCTTTAATATAGCCACCTTTTTTAGTGGTCTTTTCTACCTCTGTTCTTGCTTGAAATCCTCTTTTAAAAATTGAAGCTACCATTCTTTTTTCTCCTATTCTATTTTTCTTAATTTTAATCTTGGATACATCTCTAAATTATTAAACATATAATCTAATTGTTCTTTATTCATATCTTGAACATCTTTACAATTTTCAGGGTAATTTACAATACTGAATATAAACTCATCTTTACATAGGTCATATATGCGTTTACAGCCACTCTGACCAGCTTTATCTCCGTCTAAGGCTAATATTACCTTTTTGATATTAAAACTCCTCAGAAGTGAAATTTGAGCCTCTGAAATACTACAAGTTAACATAGCTAAAGTATTGGCATAACCGTGTTTTTGTAACCACAAAGCATCTAATACTCCCTCTACTAAAATAACAGAATCATTAACAGGTCTAAACAAATTCAAGGGAAATAAAATTCCCGAACGTGGAAAATTGTCATATACATAGTATTTAGGAGCTTTGCCGTATACATTTGCATATTCTGGCGTTTTATCATTTAATACTGCCCTTCCTATAAAACCACATAATGAACTATCTTCCCAAAATACTGGAATAGTAACTCGTTTCTTTTGTGCATCCCAGCCAAATAAAAATCTTTGCTGGTCTTCTTGGCTGAATCCTCGGTCAATAAAATATTTATGAAATATCTGCCCACTTTGAAACGCCCCTAATGAAGAATTAGATAAAACAAATCTTTCTTTCTGCTCAGGAACTTCTTCATATTCTCGTAAAGGAACTTCTTCAACCTTTTGCGCTTGTTCTCCAATTATTTCATCAAGCTTTATTCTTGCTTCGGCATAAGAGATATTTAAACACTTTGCTATTAAACCAACTATTGTCCCACTTTCACCACAACCAAAACAATGGTAACATTCCTTTTCAGCATTTAAACCAAAAGAAGGACGTGTATCTCGATGAAAGCAACAAGATGCCATAATATCATTACCTACTACTTTAATATTCTTTATATTTAATACTTCGCATACAGTTAAAAGTTCTTCTACTCTCATACTACTCAATCCTTTGTATTTGTTTTACCGCTATTGGTGTCCTCTTCTTCTCTTCTTCTACATATAATAAATCATGTTTCATTTCAGTAAAATCCCAACTCATTTTAAAAGGCGGTTTCCATTCGCCATCACGTACTTTTAAAGTTACTATTTTTATTTCTTTTTCCGCTTTATCTGTTTTATCTTGTTCTAATCCATAAACAGCATCACAATCTTGGGCGAGTGCCTTAACATAAGAAATATTACTTAATGTTGCAGTTTCTCCTTTTAACTGTGAAGTACAAAGAATTGGAACCTTTCTGTTTCTGGCTAATGCTTTAAATCCTCGCCATACTTCTAGAATACCCCTCCAATCGTCATCCTCAGAATCATCTGCCATTAAGTAGCCACCATCAATTAAACAAACATCAGGTCTATGTAAATCAATAGAACTTCCACAAGATATTACACCACCTTCAATTAATTCAACAATTAATTTATCTTTATATTTTGGAGCTTCTTCTAAAAGATACTTATGATACCTTTCCTCTTCTTGTGGTGCTAATTGACCATCTTTAATACGAGAATAACTTATACCCGACCATATAGCATCAATTCTATCTATTAATTGAGATGGCAACATTTCTTTTGTTAGGAATAAAACTTTATATCCCATTTTCGCCATTGCTACAGCAATAATACACAGGAGCCACGTTTTCTAATTGTTATTAACCTACAGCTTTTTATCTGTAGCTCTGGAAGTTTCCTTCATTTTCATCGAATGGTCAATTCCATTCCAGTATAGCATATATTTTCACTTCCACAAAAGTGTACGGTATGTGGAGGACACTCGTGGAGATATTATTTCAATCTCTATGCGTTACGGTACTGAATTATTCAGTTACCTCGGTATTAGCATTTGACAGCCTTCACCGATTTTGCCCCCTCATAATCTTACATATCTTTACCGTATCTATGTAAGACGGCAAGAATAGACTCTCGTTTTCTATTAATATAATAATGTGCATTAAAATATAAATAGATGATAATTAAATAATAGTTTTTAGAAATATCAAAATAAGCAATATTATTTTTGAGATGTATTAAAGAAATATCAGTATTAAATGCTTGTAAAACATACTTTAATAAATTATAAGTAGTAGTTAATGTTATTCTTCTTCGTGATTTAGAATAATGCCCATCCCCATCTAATAAGCCTCTTATAAAATGTCTTTTATATTTATCATCTAAAAGAGGAGGATTAGCAATTAAGCTTTTATTAGGAACTACTCCTTGCTTAATTAAATTTCGACAAAATTCTGAATCACTAATAATTAATCTTTTATATATAACATTATTATTTTTATATTTAACAACCTTATCTTTTATTAAATAAGTTCCTTTAGCATCCTGCAAAAATGCCTCTAAAATATAAGCATCTTCGCTTTTTAAGGTAATCTCAAAAACATAAGATTTTCTTTTGATAACGCATCCATCAGCCATAAATAACCCAAGAAAATAAGCTTTAGCTTCGCTATCAATAACTTTAAAATAGCTTGAATTTATAAAATATTTATGTACGTTTTTTTCTATCTTTATACCACTCTCTTTTACATATTTTGTAATAGTTTTTCTGCTAATTTTTAATTTCTTAGATATTTCTGTTAATGACATCCCACTTTTATAAAGCTCCAATCCTACTATTTTCTTATCTTTTAAGTCCATATTAATTTACCAGTTCCTGTATACCCTAAAAAAGTTATAAGGTCTAATTCTTTTACGCCACCTATTTGTTTATCAATAGGCAATAAGCCTATAGGCATGCCAGAAATGCCCCCTGTTTTTTGCCGCTCTTTATACTGCTCAAAACGCTCTTCTGTTCTCTCGCCTATTTTACAAGTATCATTAAGAACAATTTCAGAATCAATATTTTGTATTAATTTCTGTAACTTCTTAACTGCTTCTTCTGTATTTAATGAGTTTATATCTGTTTGCACAGAAAGTATTGTATCCCTTAACAAATTGTGTTTAACTTTATTTCTTAACTCATCGCAATAAAATTCAAATGGCTCTGTTACCCTCCCATTAAAATCAAGTTCTGGAAATCTTGATTTTAATGATTCCGTGCTAGGAATATCTCCATATTTAATTTTAAAGTCTGAAATATAATTAAATACTCTTTTATAAGCTGGATTAAAAAACTTAGCTGATATTCTTTTTTCTGCTACTGTTTTCCAATCCTTAGTTTCTAATAATTTTAAAATAAAATTAGAATCTACACTCATTTCATCACCCCTAAAAACTCTTGCATAGAAACAGCGTTCTTAGGTAAAAATAATTTATCCCCATCATCTACATAATAAAGATATTTTAATTCACAAAACCTCTTCAATTCTTTAAAACCTTCAATAAATTCTAAATTATTAAAATATAAATACTTTTCGAATAAAAATCCTTCAAGTTCTTTCCACTCTTTAGGGTCTTTATAAGTTACTAAATGAATTGAGTATTTCCCGCTTTTCCAAATCTTCATAATAGTATCTAAATGTTGAGGGTTATACTGCATTCCTAAAATTTCATATTTGTCTTTAAATAATTCGTTAACGAATGTTGTTTTATTATTAAAAAAACAACTCTCTAAATTAAAGGCGATAATTGGAAGAGATTGATTAGTTAACTGCCCTCTTTTCACGTCTTTTCTCCCTTAATTGTCCAGCATTAATTTCATTCTTATCGTATAATTTATAACAATTCCTACATAAAGGTAAATGGTCATGCTCTACATATGCAAATACTTCTACAGAACTGCAATTAATGCAACAATCATTTTTTACATTTTCTAAATCCATATTATCCCCCCTGTCTTAATTTCTTTATAGCATCTTTATTTCTAAAGGCTTCTCTTCTACCATCATTAGTAGTAAATGTAACCTGAATAAAAAGATTTAGCATACTATCAATAGTATAACCATATCTATTAGTTAACTCTTCTGATTTTAAATTAGTACAGATTATTGTTGGTAATCCCTTTGTATCTCTAATCTTTAATATATTTTCTAATAAAGCTTTTTCTGCTCCCTTTGCTGTATCTACTTCTGCTCCTAATTCATCTATTACTAGAAATTCCGAATCATATACGGAACTTACATCTTGTTGGCTATAAGTTTTTCTTATAATCTCATTAAAAGTAGTTAAATATCCTGAATAATAACGAATATATAACTCTTGTAGAATAATAGAAGCTAAAAAGCTCTTTCCAGCTCCATTTTGCCCCCTAAATAAAAGATTAACACAATCATTTAACATATCTCTAGGATTGGTTACATAACCTTGTATGATACTCTTTAATTTAGGTTCAGCAAAATGATAATCAGATAAAAATTTTCCCTGATATCCACTAGGTATCCCCATTAAATACAAGGATTCTTTACTTATGTATTCCCGCATTTTTCCTTCTCTTGTTGGTAAATCAGATGTCAATTTCTATCCCACCATTCTTAGTCTCCTCTTTCCAGCCTCGCTTGGGAGTTAAGCTCTCTCCTGTATAAGCTATTGCTAAATTATAATAACTACTTAACCAAGCATTAGACATTAAATAAATGCCATATTCCATAAAAGTTTTTTCTCTACCACCAACTTTAAAGCGATAATCTGAATCCCAAAGAAAATCAATTATCTTTTTTATTTCATTACTTGGATATGTAGCCATTAATGATTTTATTACAGAGGTATCTTTATATTTTACAACTTGATATTTTACGCCATGTTCTTTTGCTTTATCTGAAAAATATTTTATCCAATCATTAGATTTAAACTTACTGTAATCTTCTGTTGACTTTACAATACCACTTTTATCAGAAGTTACTATTGCTCCACCAAATAACTTCTTTGCTTGCGCTTTTGTTACTATCATTTACGCTTCGTTAAGGAACGCTCTAGTTCCTTTGCTTCTTGTTCTAAACGATTATCAATAAGCCCTGAAAATAAATCTAATGTTGCATCCCTTTCTTTCTCTAATACTTCTGCTTCCATCCAACAATCAAATTTTGCGCTTTCATAGTTACCTAAATTTAATGTTACACCCTTTGATAATCCTACTTTTATTGTATCCATTTTATTCCTCCGCTTCTTTATCTGGTAAAAACAATCTCTCATTTACTTTCTGTAAAGCAATTTTTACTCGTTCAGAAAATCCAGTCTTTTCAATGGGGAAACCTCTCCTAACTCCACACTCTAAAGCTACTCTAACAATAGCATTTATTTGTTCCTGCGTGTAATAGCAAATATTATTTACTCTTACTAGAGCAGGCGGTAAAATACCTGTATTTTCCCAATTACGTAAAGTTAATGAACCTCTAGGAATACCAGCCAATTTAAAAGCTTCTATTAATTTTGCTCTTGTATATAAGCGTAGTATCTTGCCATTTATTTTAAATAATTTTCCCTGTAATATTTGCCCTGCGGGTCTGCCTCTTTTAGCTTTCCTCTTTCTCGGCATCCTCGCTCACATCCTTTAAATCTACTATTTTAGTTGAATAACTTAATTTTTCTTTAAACATTTTCTCTGCTACCTCTAATGGTATTACTCCATCTGCGATAAGATGTTCCAATACTTCCATATCATAATAAGCTTCATACTTTAAAACTTTATCTAAAACACCATAGTCTCTCAAAATACTTTCAGCCATATAAGGTATTACATCATAGCTTTTTCTTACCTCTCTTTTTAGATATTTATTATCTAAAAAAGGTAAATACTTATTACCATTTAAATCACTTTTGCCATTAGACTCTACATAAGCATCTAGCTGTTCTTTTAATTCTTTCACTCTTTTTTCCGCTTCAAGCTTTGTCTTTCTATACATATCATACTGCATAGCTAATTCTTTGAAACGTGAATCATCTATCTCTGCTTCTGAAAAGTCTATAATTTTACATTCAACCATTTTATCATCCATTCTTTAAGTCTTAACATTATATCATACTTTTTTAGTTTTGTCAAGCATTTTTAAATAATTTTTGTAATTCCTATTTCTCTATACCATTTATCCCTCTTTACACCATGCTTATTAAAAATTGCCATAAAAGGATGTCTGTAATCATAAAAAAATACATTAGTCTTACCATCTTTAGTTCTTCGTAACCTTCCTAAAATCTGTATTAAATCTTTCTTGTTTGCTACTGTAGATACAAGAAATCCTCTCTCCCATGATTTTACGTTAGTTCCTTCACAACTAATAGAAATAGTAGCTAATGTAATTAATGCTTCTTTTGTTTCTGCTTTTTCTTTTATTTCTGCTTTTGTTTCTTTCATATCTCCATAGTATTTCTGTATTCTTGGGCACTTATTTACCAACATATCATATAATAAATTTATATGCTCTTTTTCTTTACAAAATACTATACAAGATTTTCCTAAGTTATATTCTTTTGTAATATCATCAACAACTAATCTGTTAAATGTTAAATCTTCTGATACAGTTTTATAAGCTTCCTGTAAATTAACAGGTAAACTATCAACTTCTTTTGTACTTAATAACTGTGTTATTAAAGCTTTCCATTCTGGCGTATGTGGTGCAAATACTTTATCTTTATATACTAATGCTTTTACTTTTGCTCCGCTTTTTGTCCAGTAATAATCAATTACTGGATTCCATTTCAACTGACTCTCTCTCTTTATTACAAAAATGTCTTTTGTATCTATAATATCAGAAGTTTCAAATTCTCCTTTGTATTCATACAATGTATGCCCACAAATTAAATCTAATACATCTGCTAATCCATCATTTCTCATTTTAGTTGCTGTTAAACCTAAACGATATCTGGCAGGAAAGCCATTCAGAACACTGTATATCTTAGCAGAACACCTATGACATTCATCACAAATTAACATTGATATACTTTCTTTTAATTTATCAAGCTTTTCGTCACCTAGCCTAGAAAGAGTCTGTATCGTAGTTAAAGTAATTTGTTTTCCTATATTGAAAACCTTGCCTTTTACTAAACCTATTTCTATTTCCCCATAACACAACAAAGCATCTTTTTGCCAACCATCTATTAAATCGTCTTTATTAACTATAATTAATGCCCTTTCTTTTAGCTTTCCTGCCAGCATCAAACCAATTATTGACTTACCTAACCCTGTATTTATAACAAGTGTTCCAGTATTATCAGTAAAATGCTCTATTGCTACCTGTTGTACTTTTCTAGGCTGGATTTGTACTGATGGATATTCTATATTATTAAAACTAATTGAGGCATCTTCTACTACTTCATAATCAAAAGGTATCTTATATCCTCTAGGAATTTCTAAGCTATCCCCAATCTCTTTGTAATAATAAAGAAATTCTGGAACTCTGGTATTCCCCCATCTCGAGAATTTAAGAATACTTTCATATTCAGGATTCTTAAAAGTTAAATCTTTTTTTATTCGTTCTTTTTCTATATCTGTTAAATTTTTTAATAATTGAGAATTATTTATAAAAACTTTAATAGCCATTTTTATTAATCAAAAACCCTGAAAATGTCTGCAAGAGATAGACTCTAATGTACGTATAGAATCCTCAGTTTCAATTTCTCTAAGTTTACGTCTATATTCTGTGGTTTCATCTTCAAACAGCTTTCCCAAACAGTTTGTAATTTTACCTTTTCTTGCAAACCCAATTTGCTTAATTTCCCAAATAGCTTCATTCATTGCCTTACGATATGAAGGATTTGTATTTGTATCCCTTAATGCCCTTAAAGTCTCAATAACTTCTTTTGTTTGTTTTCTTGTTTTAATATATTCCTCTGTTTTTAAATTATACATATCCCCTAATAAACTCATTGAATCATCTCCTATCTTGAATACTATTATAACATATAATCTTATTTTTGTCAAGCATTTTTTATTCCCATTCAAAAATTGGCAAACACCACTTTATAGGTAAGGCATATTTAACTTCTTTATAACAGATTTCTTTATAACCTGTACTATCATCTCTGATTTTTAAGGCATCTTCTGAAACCCCATCTTTTAACATATTCCATAATATATTAGCATCTACATAACAAGCATTTCTAAACTGTATTGAATTGTGCATAAACCAAAGCCACTCAGCATGCCCTAATCCTTCCTTTAATTTTACCATTTTTTACTCCCATTCAATATCAGAATACTTAACTTCTTCAAACCAAAATCTAGGAAAATAACAATACTTTTCATTAAGGTATTCAAACTCATAAAGTAGTGAACCTTCGACTGATATTAAATTTAAACGCTTTTTTAATACCCCAGTAGAAAGCTCTTTCCAAAGATTGTGAGAAGCTTTATAAGAAAGTTTGTCAGTTCCAAATATAATCCTAAACGTTCGATAATCTACGCCGCTTTTCAATGCCAACATTTCCATTACTATCACCTCGTTGAACCTATTATACCATATTTTTTTCTTTTTGTCAATAAAAAAAATCCCTTACTTAGTAAGGGATTAATAATCCATTTTATTTCCTAAAACATCTACATATACTGCTTTATATTTATATAACCTTCTTATACCATCTGCGTTATACAGTATCGCTAAGTCCGCTAAATCATCAACAGTATAAAGTTTAGGAACTAAAATGACACAAGCTTTTAATAACTTTTTAAATTCTTGGTCTTTACAAGTAGGTGATAATATTGTTAATTCAGAGCCAACGTTTGTCTGTATATCATTCAATATTTTCAACAGCCGTTTACTCACTTTAGGCGTTGCCCCACAACATTTACACTTAAAATTATCTACTGTAATTGTACTAACCATATTTCTCTCCTACAAGACTATTCTTGCAGTTCCTCCTATTACCATCTCGAAGTTACCCCTCTGGTATCTATATGAACCCAATCTCCATAGTAACCTATACCTAACTGGTCTTCTAACCCCCACGCTTTTGCCGCCACTAAAACAGTATCTGCTAAAGCTGTATCAGTATCATCCTGACCAGAAATATGAATATCTGCGGCACATCCTTTTGTGTGATAACTACCTAATTCTCCACCACATGCCGCATTAACTCCATCATCTACAGTCCTATATCCTGATTTAAAAGTTGTTCCATATTCAGAGTGATATTTTGTTGTATTGACTACCCAATTAGGATTCCAGTCTCTCAACATATCTAATATTTTAAATAAATTTGCTGTTTTTTCATTATTTGTGCATAACTTCCCATTTTCATTGTCCCACGCATATTCATTACTGTTTCTGCGCCAACAATCCCATTCTGTTACGCTCCAATGTTTACTTTCGTACATTGCAATCACCTTCTTTTTTATCTTCCTTCTGTACTTCTTTTTCTAATTTATCACTTTCCCCATCTCCGTCTTTATCTATTATAGATGCTCCATAAAAGAATATAGCGGCAATCGCTTCTGGGGAGAATAAAACTTTTGTTAAAGCTAGTAAATCAGATAATGCTATTACACCCTTAAATATTGCTTGATATGCCCAAGCAAATATATAAGCTAGAACAGTTGTTATTATTAAAACAATCATTATATAGAGAAGCTTTAAACTCCCGCCTGCAATTTTAGGCTTTACAAGAATTTTTGATTTAATAATATTTTTTAGCTTCTCAAACATTATAAAACCTCATTACTTTAAGATAAGCGCAAGTATACTTATAAACATGCTTATTATTCCTGATAAAAATGTTGCTAATCTAAATATATCAGAACATTTATCATCTATAACTTTATTAAGTTCTATTTTGTTTTCTTTTGCTTCTGCTCTCATCTCATCTAATCTCTTGAAAATTGTCTTTATATTATTTTCTACTGTCTTTAATTCTACTTCTTGTGTTTGTGTTTTTTCTAAAAAAACTCCAAGACTTTCTGAATTACTTTGTTGCTTTGTTTTTATTACTGCTAAATCTTCTCTTAATTCTGTCTCAAAATCTCTGTTCACTACACCCCTCCGTTCTTACAGATAGTGTAGACGTTCCAAACCTCTACACATAACCTCTATGAAATTATTTACCGCATTCTTTAGTTTTGTGTAGAGTCCCATATTATTTTCCTTCTTTCATGTTTTTTATCTGTGTTGTTAAGCCTTTATTTTTACTTTGAAGATTCCTTACTTTTTCATTTAATTCTTCTATTTGTTCTTCACATTCTTTTAAATGGGCTATTAATTCATTTACCTTTACTTCATCCTCTAATCTAGAATTATCTAAAGCTGACATTCTTTTCTTAACTCCCATTAATTCACGTCTAACTTGTTCACATTCTCTAACTTTTTCTACCTTTTCTTTGCGTAATTCATAAATTTCATCTTTTAGTTTTAATACATCTTTATCATAACGATTTTTAAAAACTAATTTAAATATCTTATATAGATATTCCTTCATATTAACCTCATTTCTTACGGACAAATTTCCGCTTTCCTTAAACAATTTAACGCTCTTTGATTTAAATAGGATTTTTTTAAATCAAAACAATCAAATAACATTATATTTACTTCATTTGATAAGGCAAAAACTTCATCGCTTAATTGAAATAACTGTAAACACATTTCTTCACACTCTTCTTGTGCAAAATAACGAACACACCGAATATAAAATTTATCTACAATTTTCAAGATAAAGTATCCTCCTTATTTTTTTATTTTCTTCTTTTTCTTTGTTCCACTACAAGCCATTTTTTACACCCCCTACTAATTATCTAAATTGTAAGTGGCTATCAATTCTTTTAATTTAGTTTTAGTTTTTACAATCTCTAATTCATTATAACATAATCTTAATTTTTCACGTTCTGCCCTAATAGAAGCATACTCACTTTCACTTAAAGCACCATCTACAAATTTTAAACACTTATAATCAGACTCTTGTAGCCTACTTTCAACTATACCAAGATATTTTTGTCTATCATTTTCAAATTCTAGTGCTTTTTTTTCTTTTTCTAAGGCTTTTATGTCAATTTCATCTTCAAAAACTAAGTGCCCTTTTAAATCTCTTATTATAACTCTATCAGTTTCTATACAATCAAAACTATAATAATCTAAACTGCAATCTATAATATTTCCATTACTATCTAATCTATAATACATTAGTTATCTCCTTTAATTATAGTATATTATTTTTATTTTGTCAAGCTTTATTAAGATACTAATACTTGAAGTTCATTTATTTTATCTTCAAAATATCCAACAGGAGCTTGTGTTTGACCAGTAGTCCCATCCTCACAGGTTACTTCAACATTAAGTGATTCTGCTGTTTTTAATACATTATAACCAGCATATGATAGTAAATATCTACCATCAGCGAGAGTCTTTCCTGTTTCTGTATATTCAGAACCTATTGATATGTTAACAGTAGCCCCTCTAACTATACCTTGAGAATTAACAACTTGAATATAAATTCTTACATCTTCACCATAAACAGATGAATTAGCATTTAAAGCTGGATAAAAATATACTCTACAATCATTACTCCAATTAAAATAAACAGTCTGACCTTTTCGTACAGCTAAATTACCACATAAATTAATATATGGTTGACCATAATCACAATAAATTAAAGTGCCATAATTAGTTGTATCTGCATTAGCAGAGTCCCAAACATTTAACCAACTATTTACAACTTCACCACCTCCAATTTTCATTCCCCATATATAACCATCACAGGGGGCTGTCCAGGAATCTCCCTGATTTTTTAAATTAATAATTATCTTGTTATTAGAAGGCATACTCAATTTATTATTTTTTGCTAATAATTCCCAAGTTGGTTCAATGTAAAATTCATCACGATAATCAAAAGCCATTTGCCATTGTTTATTAGGTGTTATACTATTATAAAAACATCTGCAAAATGTTATTGCTTTTTCCATTGTGAATATTCCACTTGTACTGGGATAAATAACATGATTATGCTTATCTTTCTCCCAAACTTGATAAGTTATTTGAGAATTTTCAGGCAAGTTTTTACCAATATCCTGGAATTGCTCAATTCCATTAGTTAAGCCAATTTGAGTTAAATCTGTAAATGATTTAATTTGATGATTTAGAGTTAAATCACTTACATCTCCCACTAAATCATTAATATCTAATGTTCCAGAATTAATAATTGTGCTAAAAGCTTGTATATAATATAATACATATGCCGTTTTAGGTTTTACTTCTTCGCCAGTGTGTTCTGCTCCTACTGAACGTGAAGCATCAAAGTTAAGTATAGCATCCGTTTCGCCACCAGGACTAAAATATTTCGTTTGAGTAACATTCCCTGCATAGAATGCACCCTTAGTATAGGGTGAATTAGCATAATCTATGACAAATTCACCTGTAATATTTCTTTGTGTATCTGTTACATAAGTTCCAACTTTTTCCGCTTCTGCTGTACCACTTAAATAACAAGCGATATAAGGAATTCTAAAGGTAGTAGCACCATTTCCAGTGCTATAATATCTACAAAATCTTCCCTCATTTGCCGCTAACTCTGCTTGCCAAGCTTCTTCACTTATTAAACGAGTTTCTCCACCTTTTTGTGCAAATCCCCATAAGTCTTTATAAACTTCTCTGCTAAGTTCTAATCCTGTAGCCGCTATTGCACCTTCTGGTAATATCCCATCTAACGAAAATCCTATTGAACCTAGTGGCAATTTAATTTGACTTGACATTATATAATCAACCCATTTAGTTCCATCCCAAATTTTTGTTTGAGCCATTATAAACCTCCATTCAATATGCTAAAAAGGAAGCCCACTTAGAGCTTCCCCATTTTCCTTACTCTTTAATTATATATCTATTATAGCATACTTTTGGATTTTTGTCAACCTTTTTTTTAATTATTTTTATAGGAAATTTCCAACATTCCCACTTCTACAGCTTCTGGTATATGGTCTAAAGTAGCTATTAATGCTCGTCTTGCTATATCCTTATTGGGATATATAGCTACATTATCTGTTACATCTTGTGTAAAATGAATTTTAAGAAACCCTGCAACATTTATAAATTTTGTTACCCAGTATTTTTCCCCATCTATTACTGCCCAAACTTTATACATTATTTTTACACCGCCTGTAATATCATAATTAATGGATTAAAATAGCAATTAAAATAAAAAATAAAACTTTCAAAAACCTGAAAAAAAGCTCCAATAGTAAAAAGAGAAATACCTATTAAAAAAATCATGGCACTAATTGCCTGCCCATCATTCAATGCTGTTATTCCATCGTATACTTGCCATCCTAGAAAAATAATAAGAGATATCAATAAAGAGAAGCTAGCAAGAATCGCTATAAGATAAATTAAAGAGATATCTTGCATATAAGAAATTAACAACTCTTGTGGAATTTTTGTGCTCATTACTGCAATATCTTCTAGTGTCATTTTTATACCCCCATTATTGTGAATTTAAAAGTTTCTGCATTAAAAGATAGCACCACATTTGATGCCCCCTCTTTCCCATATTCCTCTGAAAAATCGTAACAATCCCAAGAACCACTAACCATTTTATAGCCTAAAGACTGTAATGCTTCTTTAATAACTTTTGGAGTATAACCTGTTTCAGATAAATCTATTTCAGAATTTATATCCCCTTTGTTTTCTAAACTTTCTAAAATAATTAATAATTTAGTTTCCATTTTTTCATCTTCCTTTTAATAAAAAATTAACATCCTCTTTTAAGTGCTCTTCTGCTTCATTTCTAGTTCTATAACATTTTCCTAAACTTCGCAAAAGCTGGTCTACTAAATTACCATAAAATACTCCCTTAGATACAACTCCCTGATTATTGCTTCCGTCCATATAAACATAAAAATATACATCACCATTTGTGGGATAATAAGGAAGTTGTTTTATACTACAATTACCAGCAAATAGTTCTAACATAATAAGCCGAGTACTCATCTCTGGATTATCACAATGAAGTTTATTATCTGCTATCCAAAATTTTGCTCCATTGCCAACAGCATACTTTCCATCATAATCCAAAACCTGAAACTTTTGATTAAACATTAAATTGTTTCTCTTTAAAAATAACTCAAAATATTCACTCAAAATAACACCCCATTTAATAAAGTCTATAACATGTTATTCTTAAAAATAACATCCAACGATAATTGAGACTATATCCCCTTTGTTTATATAAATTAAAAGCCTTACAAAACTGCTGTGCTCTAAATGCTCTCATTGTTACTCCCACTCTTTATCCTTTAATAAAATGCAATGAGCCTCTAAAGCGGTAAATCTTACAAACCAATTTGTATCTCTACCGAAACTATATTTACTATTGCGATATAAATTATGTCCCTCTCGACTAAAAATCCAAGATTTATTAGATATTACATAACCATTCTCATAATCATCAATACATGTAACCACACGAAGAATATCTTCTCCATGAAAAATATTACCATCGCTTTTGAAAGAGGATTCAACTATTAAAAAATCTCCTGCCTTATATTTCACGTTTTCACTCCCATTCAGGATTCACAGGAATACATCCTTCTTCTATATAATTAATGGGGATATTCCAATTTGTTCCCCTACCAAAACTATATTGATTTTCTGTGTCTGTATGCCCTGCTTTAGTTGTTATCCAAGATTTGTTGGAAACTTTACAAAAGCCATCTTCCTCAACTGAAAAATCACTTACTATTCGTAATAAATCTCCTTTTAAAAAGGAATTACCATCATACTTGAAAAAAGTACGAACTTTAAAATAATCACCTTTGCGTATAATCATTTTATTTCCTCTATTCTACGTTTTGCTACTTCAAAACAATCCCCATTGAATAATTCAATCATTTGTTTCATCCTTTCTTACATCATAATAAGAAACTAAAGCACTATAAAGCTCAAATAATGATTTAAAAGCATCTTCTTCTAATATAATATTTTTATCATCTAAGAATAGTATATAATTATCTTTTACTTTCTCTGCTCTTACTATTTCAAATTTTGGTTTATATAATTTCTTTACTTTTTCTATCTGTTTCATTTGAATATTTCTTTTTTCTCCCTTCCTGATAATGCCTGTGAAGTAACTGCTATTTTATCTATTAAAGAAGCAATATTATCTTCTGCGTCTTCTTTTACTGTAGAAATATTGTTAGGCGTTACATAATTTGCTATAATCATTTTGTATGCCGTTTCTTTTGTAGGAACTAAAAAAACAAACATAACTGATAGCAAAAAAAGTGCTATCCACGCTTTTGGAAAAAACCACTTTTTAAACTCTTCTGATGTTTCAGTAACCATAACTAATATCAAATTTGTTAATATTCCAAAAGCAAAAATTAATAAAGGCAATCCAGACACCACATCTAACTTATCAATAAAATAAAATACCCACGGACTAATAATTGGTTCCATTTTTATTTCCTCCTTTTATTCCCATCCAAAATTATAATTATTAACTATATCAAAAAAATAAAGTAATTCCCCTTCCGTTACAAAACTTTTTATAAACCACCCATTCTCAGTATAAATAGTATATTTTGTTTCTCCATACATAGTTTTATATGGGGTTACTTTATACAATTCTCCACGACTAAAATGAGCTGAATTATCTTTTGCCTTTACTAATTTTATTCCCATTCTTTATCCACTACCTTTTTAAAAAACTTAAATAATGCCTCTTGGGATACCCAAGAATTTAGAAGATTGCCTTTTTTGCTATAAATATTATATTCCATGCTTCCATATACACTAAGTACAGACACTGCTATATATTGTTCATTTAAATTATAATGTATAAGTTGTCTTTTTGGAGTTACTGTTATCCTCATTCCCATTGTGAATCCTCCCATCGAAATTTAATGAAAAAGTCGAGAAAAACCATAGAGCATATATCATGTCTTTCATCCCCAAAATGTACTATAACTGCACCAGCAAAAAAACGTTCTCCTAATTCAGCCCAATAATACTCACCTTTTTTAAAATAGCTATAGTTATGAATACACTTACATAATCTACAATTATTATTAGGTTTTTTAATTATTCCCATTCTAGAGCTACCTCCTCAAACACACTATAGAATGTCTCAGTAAAAATTAAACATCTGCCTTTTTCAAAATAAGCAGTAATAAAATTATCGTATTCTTTTTTAGCAAAATAATGCTTACCTTTTTTAAAAAAACGATAATCTTCTTTACATTTATATACTAAACAATTATTTTGAAATTCGTTAATCATTCCCATTCCCCCAAATCTATACCTAAAAAAACTTGCCAAACTATTTTTTCTTGTAACCAATCTATCAAATACCCTTTTGAATCTAATACCATATAACTATTTTTAAACGCTCTGCTTTTTCTAATAAAATAATATTCATTTACTTTAATTAACATAAAATTTTGTTTACTTAAACGTTTCTCAAAACCTTTCAATATTTCCTCCACCTCAATACTATTATAACATAAAATAAAAAGACTGTCAAGCATTACTTATTAAATTTTAAGTAATAACTTAACAGTCATAATTGTTATCTGAACACTATAAATATTATACCATATTATGTAAAAATTGTCAACTATTATTTTAAATATTCTTCAATTTCTTCTATTGTAAATCCTAATCTATTTAATGTGCAATTTTCATCATATTTATATTCAAATAAACAATCTTTTTCTTCTGTTTTTTCTATTTTTTGATTTTCTAATAATACAGGAACCTCTCCTTTTTCTAATTCTCTTATAAAAAACTAATCATGTGTGTTCTCCAATAAAATATGAAAATCATTTTTCTTCATTTCCTTTGTATTAT